AAATGGTGTTGTTAATACTCCTAACTTACCAAGCTCTATCGAGCCGTTTGCATCTCCACCAAATAAAGCAACGCGAACAGCACCAGTTTGCACTTCAAATTGCCCATTTACCGTCAGTCCTGTGCTAGTTGCAGTTCCCGTAAATGCAGGATCAGTAAACATAGTTGCTTTAGATTCATTAGTTACGTTACCGAGTCCGACATCAGTTTTGGTGACAGTATCCCAAGCAGGAGCAGCCGAGTTAGTACCATCACCAGTTTGACGTAGGAATTTCTTAGTACTAGTAGTATTTCCAAGTAATTTAGTAGCTGCTCCAGATGCTCCGCCGTAAATAATGTCGCCCAAAGCGGTCATTAGTGTAGAAGAAATATATGCGTTAGTTGCTGTAAACGCCGCACTTCCTAATGTTCCACCACCACCAATGTTAAGACCGCTATTGCTGTCATTAGTAGCACTTATTGCAATTGTGTTATTTACGCTAAGAGTCTTACTATTAGCAATTGTCAAAACACCTGTGCTAGTTGTAATTGTTAGGCCATTGTAAGTTTTACCTGTAAGAGCTGATGCAATTTTTCCATCAGCAATTGCAGTGGCATTCCAAGTTCCTGTGCCAATTGACCCAACTGTAGTGATACTAGTAGAACCTCCCCATGTAGAGAGGGCAGTATTCTCTACGTTGCCAAGGCCAACCACAGATTTAGGAATGCTTGTAGTAGTCCCTAAAGTTCCATCAGCAGCATTAGTTACATATCCCGCTACAGTCAATTTTTTGATAAGTACGTCAGACGAAGTGCTTCCAATATTGACAGTTCCACCTAAATTATTTAGGCTTAGTGTACTAGGAGTATTAAATGTAAAAGCACCAATTTCATTAGAATCTATACGTAAGTTAGATGTTCCGCTAGTAGCTTCACCAATCTGGAAAGCATGAGCAGTTGAGGTAGTTGTAACATCTGTAGTAGATGTAAGACGAATAGTGTCTCCAGTAAATCCTCCAGAAGATGTGTAGATATTTCCAGAAGATGTGTAGATATTTCCATTAAGAGTTCTAATATTTCCAGTGGATGTATAAATTGCACCACCAGCACTAACATGCCCGGCAGTATCAACATTTGCAAAAGATGTAGTGCCAGGAATAGAAACTGTAGAAGTTGAAGAGCCGATGGTGACATCCCCGCCAAGTGAGTTTACACCTATGGCAGATTTATTACTACCAGTACCACTATAAACTTGAATACTATTACGGTCCATTTGTAGGTTTACATCGCCATTAGCCCCCAATTGAAACCCTTGAGTACCAGTGCCGACACCACTGGTAGCGGTAGCTCTTAGTCTTGCATATGTTCCAGTTCCAGCATAGCTAACTCCACCATCATAGACAGCGGCACCATTTACTTTCAAATCACCTACAACTGTAATAGTAGATGCACTATTTCCAATTGTTACGTCTCCACCAAAAGTATTTACATTTAGTGTTCCACTTGCGACGGGGCCAGATAACGCTTGAATTCCATTGTTATCCATACGAACGTTAGAACTATTGGTCATTCCAATTTGAAGTGGGTGGGTATTTGAATCTAAAGTGTATTGAGTAGTGGATGCAAGGTAAAGTCTCAAGGTATCAGGCATCTCTATACCGGATGCAGCATTTATAGTTATGGTTTTATTATTAGTTGTTTCGGTAATAACCATTGGTAGGTTATTAAATTTAAAACCCTCAATATTAAAAACAACACGTTCTAAAGTTGTAATTTGGTCCGAGAATTCAGACCATACAAATTTAGTGCTAGCTATTCGAATGGTTGAAGGACTAACCGAGTCAGCAGCCTCATCAAAAATACCCGAAATTACTGCTCCATACTGCGGAGTTATCTCACCATCTGTAGCATCAATATTTGATGCATTGGCAGATAGTTCAAACCCAGAAGCTCTATCGCCAGTAGTGAGTTTTAAAGTAGAACTTACATTCCTATAAGTATCTGTAATATATTTATATTGGTACTGCCCACTAGATAGAGTAGTTGTATCGCGATCAGCATCCGGGAAAGGCACATAAGTTTCTGTAGAGTCATACATCCCAAGCGATGGACGAGTTAGCATAGTTTTGCTAAAAGTATTATTTCTAAACCCAATGTTGTCAAAATAATCTAAGTGAGCAGACTGACTTGTTAGATTTATATCTAACCAAGTTTTAGTACCTTCGATTGACGCCTGAGCAGGATCATAACTGATAAGATCATCAGTGCTACCATACCAACGATTAGTGGGTAGGTATGTGCCATAGAAAAAGTTAGATGCAGTAGACAGATAAGCATTATCAGCAATGTAACCAATTGAAACAGAATCAGTAAGTTTTGTAGCAGAAACTACACCATTACCGTCATGCTTTAATAGCCAACCCGGAATATCAAGATAGATATCGGCACTAGTTGCAAAGTTAGTAGGGTCTGCTGCTTCGTAAGCAGCTTTTATGCTTTCACCATCAATAATGATTAAATCTGTTTTATACATAGCTGGAATATCTACTCCAGTCTGTTCATTGTCTAGATATGCCAGCATATAAGTATTAGCATTACTTAGAAGGTATTTATTTATTCCAGCATCCCACTGAGCTTTTGTTGCAGTAGACAAAACATTAGATATAGCAGTAGTAGACCCATTACCGTATCTAAGTCTTATAGCAGATAAATCTAGTGCAGCTTCATATACTTTATATACGGAATTAGACCTAGCTTGATGAGAAGTTAGAGTTAAAACTTGATCCGCTGGAGTAGAAGTTCCATTAGCAGTTATATAAAAATAGTTAGTAGACGGTGCAGGGCTAGTTAAAACAGTAAAAGTATATCCGGACGTGCCGTCTGCTATTGTATGAGGAGAGTGTGTAGTAGTGCTGTATGTTGCATCAACATCTAGAAATACTGTATCTCCAGCAGAAAATCCGTGTGATGTACTATTTACTTTTAAGTAATACCCCCCGGTGGTATAACTTTCTATCGAAGTTATAGTTTTTGCCACTGGAACATAATAAGGGAATAGGCTTATACCAAAATATAGACTTCTACCAATATCAAAAATTCCGTAGTCGTCACCCGCGGCATAGTCAATTGTTGCAGTCAAATATGTAGATAATCCACTGCTAGACCAAGTAAGTTTTCCACCATAAACACTATCACTTTGATAAGGAGTTGCTATATCTAAGGTAGCTAAAGTTAACCCAGTGCCAGCAGACCAAGAAGTTGTAGCGGTTTGTAGTACATCGTCAACATCTTTATACTCAAAGCTTGGATTTTCAATTATATTTATATCTTCTGCTGAAACATAAGTAACACCTTGATTAGAAAAATATCCATAATCAAATTCAGACCTTGAGTAATCTCGAAGATAAAGACCGGCAATATCTTTTATAGCAAGAATAGAATAGCCAGAGATTTGATCAACCGTTACGTCAGATCCGGCACTATAATATTTATAAGTTGTATCACTTACGTCTACAATTATTGAAGAGTTGGTGTTAAAACTAGAATCTTCAACAACCCTAACTTTAATGTAATCCCCTACAGAATAATTGTGCGCCGCAACAGTTATTGTTGCAATTTCAGAATCTCTAGATGCAGACAGTACGCTAATTTGTTCATCTATATAAGATTTAAAAAGACCGACGTAAGTACCGGAGGTAACTCCGTCGTCTGTTAACCCTAGATCAGAACTTTCAAGAAGAGTTCCATAAATTACATAATCTCCAAAAGTTCTTTTGACTAAAGGTTGGCTAATATTCCAATAACCAATAGTGCCAGAGTAAGCATTAATATCCCCACGAACGTAGACGTTAGCAAACTCAGAGTTTCCGTAACCATCAATTCTCCAACCAGATACTCCTGGAAGATAATTTAAACTGGAAATAGATTTATTATCTAAAATTACATCTTCACCAATTTCACTAGATCCAATAGCATTTGCGGCAATAGAAGTGACGTAGTTTCTATTATTTAATTTAGTAACATCTTCATTCATAGCTCTTAAATAATCAGAGAGCTCTTTACTCCTCTGTATGCGTCTATTTGCCAACTTTATCCACCTCCCAGTCTGTAACTAGGGTCAAATCAATTTCTTCCGGAAACGCAGGACTATTTGGAACTGAAACCTTGATATTGTCAATCCTTCTAAGGATAACGTCTTTTCTAGGTTCTAGTACGCTAGCTAATCTACTATTAATGAATCCAGACTCGTCGTCAACTATAAGCTGACACCAGTCTCCAGGATTATAAGATCCAATAACTGGAGGCAAAGATCCATTAACTCTAATTATAAAGTCACCCTGAGGAGGCCTAGATTGATATAAAAATCTTTTAGCAGTTAGATAGAAATCTGCTTCTGAATCATAGTTACCCCAGTTATCTTTATTAACAGTTATAACTAAAGGATTATATTGAGTAGGCCAGTCAATTTTTTCAGCTCTATCTAGGATAGGCCAGCCAGCCTCAAGAAGACCACCATCCGCGGCTCCAGAAAATCGCGCCATAGAGTTTGGATCTCCGGCACCATTATTACCGGAAACAAACATTCTTGTAGCAGCGTTTTCAGCACTCTCACTCAAGCTAACATTCTCTACGTTTCCAGGATGCTCAAATGTAATTTTATCAGCACCAAAAGCATAAGGAGGAGCAACTTCACCTATAGGAAGAACGCCGTTTGCTTTTGTAGCTAAATACTCTTTAAGTGTTACAGGAGTTATAGGTATTAAAACAAATTTACGTTTAAAAGTACTTACACCGCTTGAAGCATCTAAAGTACAATCTATTCGATAATTAAAGCCATTTACTGAGTTGCTGTACTGCTCCATATGAGCATCAAGAGTGACCATATCGCTACCACGAACAATGGTGTTTGGGTAGAAATTACCGGTATAAGTAGTGCCATCAAAATCTAATCCACCAATATTTGCATTGTTGGGAAACTCTCCATAGCTTCTAGAAAATACAACTGGGGTTATAGATACATAAGGAGCATTTATTGCTGTACCGTTAGGACTCAAAGCTTGCATAGCAATACCGCTTGAAGCTACGTAAGCAGAAGTTTCTGCACTTGAGATATCAAAATAACTATTAGTTCTAGCAGTTACAGTTGCAGCATTTAAATTATAAACTGCAGGGAGTACACCTTTTATAGTTATTCTATCATTTGTAGAAAAACTATTGGTAGCCATAAATCTTACAGTTCCGGAAGTTGGAAAAGTAATATTTGTAATAGTTCCAGATGTAGGAATGCTAGAGATAGCGTTAGCTACTGTATAACTAAAAGTATCAGCATCTATTTTTGTAATTAAAACTGGGGAACTGTCAGTTGGATAATATTTGGAGTATGCTGTACCTGGAAGTACAAGTTTTACTAAATCTTGATTAGAAAAACCATGCCCTGGAGAGTATAGAGTGATAGTTTTTGTACCAGAAACAGCAGAAATACCGTAAACAGTCTGAGCGGTAATTGATTCAGAATAGTCTAGATAAGCATATGCATACAATCTAACGTAAGCAAATGGAGCCCCGGTTGAAGTGCTGGATGCGGTTGCCCCGTCTATATCAACTTTTACTTGACTATTTGATGCAACACTTATTTTACCTTTGTCATTTAATCTAGCAGCGTTTCCCCCGGTAAATCCAACAACGGTAAGCATTTGTCCTGTAGAAAAAGGTAAGCTAGTTCCATTGTAAGTTAGTTGAGTCGTAGTTGCAGATCCAGAAGTAAGAGCTTTAGCATCTGAAACCAGCATTGCAGTAGAAACTGCCTTACCATAGTTCGGGCTGCTCAAAGTTTGCACCCCTATGGTTGATGCATTAGTTAGACCTTCAACATAAACTTCAAACCATTTAACAGTTGAACCTGGATTGCTAACTTCAGTAATAGTGTAAACATTGCTCCACGCAAGACTTTTAGCAAAAACATTACCGGCATTAAGTTTTTTAATTTTTGTAACAGTAACTTTAGACCCAACTGTATAGTAATGCTCAGCAACTGTTGTAAATCTTATAGTTCCAGATTTCTTATTTGAAGTATTTTTTGTAAACTGATATTTAGATATCTGAGCAACTCCTGATGTTGGTGCAGTAGTTACTCCAGTTCTAAAATTAGTAAGAGTATAAGTAAAACTATTATTATCTACAGATTGAATAGTGGCTCTATACCCATTGTTGTCATAATCTTGAAAAGCCGTAGGAAATATTAAATCAATAGAATCTTCAACACTAAATTGATGATTATCTTTTCTAACTGTAACCACATTGTTTTCACAGCTTACGCCAGAAATAGTTACCATGTATTTTAAACTTTGTTGATCTAACTGAGCACTAGTTCTTGTAACCGTTCCACTAGTAGTTTTATATTTTTCATCTCCAGCTGCATACTTAGCTGAATTAATTGCTAAAGCTCTATAGGTAAACGAGTCTCTTGTTGGAGAAATAGTTCCAACCTTGTGAGTACCATCAGCAGCAGTAACTCCAATAGCTACATATACAGAATCTCCAACGTTAAATTTAACTGGGACTTGAGTTTTTATTCTTACTGTAGATCTTTTATCAGTTGCATCGGCGGCATACCCAAATACTTTGTAGTCAGTTACAGTGTAAACTCCGTCTGGCTCTCCTACAGGTCCATATTCTGGAAGATCGTATCTAAATATATTCTGACCTTTAACTCTACCCGTTACACCAGCGGCTGTTGCTGTTTTAGCCCTAGTAATATTGTCATCTATGGAGTAAGTAACATAACTTGAACCATCTAAACGTCCTTGTATTGAATCAATTATTTTAAATGAACCATTTAAAAAAGTAAGTGAGCCAGTGAATCCGGCTACAGTAAGCATATTGTCATTAACAAAACTATTATTTTTACTAGTGTATAAAGTAGCTACTCCGGCAAGTGTAGAGTAGTGAGTAATTTTTGTACTAACTACGTTGGTATCAGGATCAGTATTAGAGACAGCACTTACTTTATGGAATCCGTTATAAAGTGGTTGGCTCCAACCAGCTCCGTCTACACCAGTAACATACACATACATATCAGTTCTAAGGGGAGTTTCCTCTGAGATACCTAACTCTATTTCAGTTAGTGCACTTGCATAATTTATGGTATTTGTGCCAGCTAGCGTAGTAAAAGTCGTTTGCTCTGCTAGATAAGTGGTACCATCTTCTTTTGTAGTAGACACCCCAGTAAGCTCATATGAAACAGTTTTTTTAGCGGCATCCACGGATGTGAGAACAACTCCTCCCCCATCTCCATTTGTTAAAGCAGTGTACATATAACTATCATTAACATCTTTTTTAGTGTCACCGGCAAGGCTAGTGGTTATAGTATCTCCTTTAACAAAAGGAAAAGTTCTACTCTTACTTAAAGATAATTGAAGAGTGACTATGAAAAGACTTTTATCAGCATTATAAGATCTCTTAGCCGAAGTCACGCCATATGGTTTAGTAGTTTTTAAAGCCCTAGTAGCTACTTCATATTTATTGGTGTATATATTAGTAGATGCAATAGCTACCTGAGAAACAACTCCTGGAGATCCTGAAGCAGTGTTCACTCCCGCGTAAGCAGTAGCTGAGTTTGATTTATACCCACCGGCAATAACCGATCCATAAGGATTAGCCACTTTAAATGTAGTTCCGTTTGCAAACGTTACAATGCTATTTATTACGTTTAATTTATCCTTATTTGCATTTTTTACAGTTACATAATCTCCTTCAGAAAAAGTATTTGCTCCAGTGTATGTGATTAAAGAAGAAGTTGATGTGGCATTTGTAATAGTAACAGATCCACGAGGATTAGTTATTGCATAAGTAAATGTATTATTGTTAGTTACGCTAAGTATTTTAACATTTGAAAAATTAAAATAGTTGTATCCACCAAAAGTTGGAACACCGGTAATAGTCACCCTACTACCCACTTTTAATTTAAATAAGCCATTTGTGTCTACTACGTCAACAACTACAGTTGCAGTAGTTGCACTAGCAGATACTTTAGTTATATTGTAGGCAGGAACAGTTACACTAAAAGTATTACTGCTAGGAGTATCAAAAATTAAACGATTACCATCTACGCTCTCGTCTACATTTCGTATATCTACGTTTTGACCCGGCACCAAATCATGGTTAGTAGACGTAGTTAGGGTTACAACCCCCCCACTAGAAACTTTATTAGTAATTTCATATGGAATCTTAACTCCTGGAGTAATAATCTCATTAGCAAATTGAGTGTCAATAAAGTCTTGAGCAGCCTCCTTCATCAACTCTTTTAGATATTCGTAGGTATCAACTCGTACAGAAATACTCACGTCTGTATAAGTTCCAGACGGAATATTTGGAATAGTTATGGCAAATTTAGTTGTTGTTGGGGTAGTAGAAGAAGACAGCGGATAGTATCCGTTGTATTGAATCAAATCAGACCTAGTAAAGCTAACATATACTCGATTTAGATTTCCATAGTCATCTAAAACTTTAATAGGAATTTTTAAGTTTATATTGCTAGTATTTTGCAAAGAAACTATAGCTGGAAGATCTTTTGTTTGTTTAAATACATTAGCCGTAAATTGATAAGAATATGTTTTCCAGATAATACGATGCTTTAGATAACTAGTAAACTCTGAAGCAGTGACGTTTAAAGATCTCCCAAAAAGATCATAAGTTCTACCCCAAATAATGCCGCCCCACATACAGACGTCATCACGAACAACGTAAAGAGCAGACTTTCCCGGAAGTAAGGAGTTATATAAATCAAGATCTTTAGTCTGTTTATTGATAGAAATCTTTCCATCAAAACTTCCTGAACCTTTTAAAGTTCTTTCATAGACAACGTCTTCAAAAGGGATCTGAGCAAGAATTTTATTAGACACAATATCAACGGCATAGTAGGTGTACTTAGCTGCTGTAGCAGACGTACCTATTGGATATGCTTCTGTCATCTAGACCTCACGTAATTGTCGTTGTATCTATTCTAACCGATCCAGCCGGAACGGTATTGGACTACTACTTTAGTTGGAGCAGTTGTAGATACTGAAGTGTCACCAGTTTGAACTTGTATTGTATTAGCTCCTGGAACTAGCCTTAACCAATCTATATTTGCATCTAAAATAGAACGCCCGGCATCAGCTATATCTCGATATTTGACAGTCTGATTGTAAGTATCAATTACAGCAGTATCAGCATTTAATAGATTAGCCGTAGAGCTAGACACACTGGTAGCCGACAAATCAGCACCGGACGATGCGTATGTAAAAGTATTTGTAGTAACTGAAGTAACAGTTGCTGAATTATAATCAAAAGATCCGTAACCGCTAATAGAAATGCTGACAGTATCTCCTACAAATAACCCGTGACCAGTTGAGTTTGAGGTAGTTAAAGTTGCCACATTGCTAAATCTAGATACATAGCTAATAGGCACAGAATAACCCGCCGCTCTTAACCGTTTAACTAACTTTATAGAAGTTGAATTAGTGAGATTTTTTATATAACTTCCACTAGCCATCGGGCCAGTTAAAGTTATAACTGTAGGTACAGAAGTGTTACCTAAGTTAGTTATGCTTGCGCTTGAGTAAGCTAATTTTGCAGAACTACCCGTTCCAGAAACGTAAGCACCGGAATAGCTCCCGGCTACTTCAAACCAAGTACCACTTGGATCTACGTTAGTAACAGCTACTGGAGAAGTGGAAGTTGTATTATATCCTGATGGACTTACTCCTGAAATAGTCACATAATCTCCTGCTACAAATGTATTTATAGCGGTGTATCTTCTAATTCCAGCTCCCTGGGAGACGTTTGATATAGACTCAGAAACTTTAAACTGAAAAGGAGTAGCTGAGTAATAGCCATCAGTTGCTTCATAGTTCCACCCATATTTAACTGGATCTCCAGCACGAAGTTGAATGCTGAAATCTATACGTCCACGAGCATTTTTAACATCCATGGTTGGCTGACCGACCATAAAGACTTTAGAGATCTTTACAGGTCCTTCATCTACAGCTAGAGTTCCACCTAGATAAACTAAAGGAGAAAGCGCAGATATTAGTTTAGATCTTGCAGCAGCTATATAGTCTGGATGTGGAGGAAGAATAGATCCTTCAAGAGTTATAACCCTAGCTTTCCAACGTCCACGAACGTCATATGAACCATCGTCTAAACCACGTGCGATATCTGGAACGTCAGTATCAGGAAGAGTCCACCAACCTTTAATATCGGTGCAAACCCAAACAACGTTATTTTCATCAATAGTGTTAAGAACAAGACCGTTAATGTTAATATCTGCGTTTAACTTAAGTCCGCTAATATACGGAGTAGGCATTTTACGTAGAGCTGCATTGACAATATTATTTTCAAGTGCTTGTTTAGATGCAGCAAGAATTGTAGAATCTTTAGTTTCTACCTGACTTTGAATGGTGCTCGGAACTTGATCAAAGTTTTCATAAAATTCTTCAATATACGAGTCTTGTTCAAAAAGAATAGCATCTAGGCTAAATTTAGTTATCGTGCTAGACGTTGTAGGGGTAAACTGAACTTTAGCTTTTACAGCAGTTCCAGGAATAGTTGCAGCAAGAACCGTGGCTCCGATTCTATACCAAACCCCGTCTGCTGGAACATTTAGAGCTGTAGTTGAAGATAAAACAGAAGAGTTACTTGAGTCATACCAAGTAGTAGTCATAGTAATAGATCCAGCAGTAGATCCAGAAGCTATTTTTAAATAAGCAGAAATAGAGTAGTCTTTGGATTCATCTATAGTTACGTAGTCTGTAAGGATTACACCAGTTGACGTCGACGTTACGGAAGATACTTGTAAGCAAGAAGTTCCAATAAATCCATCAGTAGTGATTCTTGCAATAGATGCGGTGGATAGGGCTGACCAGCCGGTAGAATTTGTTCTAAACGAGGCATTAGGAATTAAATTTGTACGTGTCATTATTTGGTACTCAGCCCTAGTTTTTTAATTTCAGTCAGTATTAGATTATTTATTTTTCCAGTATCGCCAGCAGCTATTGCTTTCTTTCCTTCAGTGGAAGCAGCAATTACAGCAAACGCTATTGCTTTATTTGTCTCACCTTTAATAAGATCTCCATAGCCTTCAAATTTGGCAGCAGCCTTACCCCAATTTGCAGCACTAGTCTTCATCGTATCACTGGCTGTCGTAAAAGTTTTTAATTGCTCTGAATCAGTTTTATTTGCCGCTTCAAGGATAGGATTTCCAGTTTTTCCGGTGCTAGTCAATTCTCCAATTTTACCGATATTAACTAGGGTAGTAGTTCCAGCTAATGCATCAAAAGCATTTAGATCTTTTCCATTGATTTTAACTTTAATTGACTTTAAAGCACTATTAAATAATTCTGTTGAGAAAAACTTACCGGATACGTTATATCCCTCTTCTTGTTTAAACGCATTAGGATCTTTTTTTATAGCGTTGTATCTATTTGGATTTTTTGTTTTTAGTTTTTCTAACTCAGACGGACTATAAATATTTCCAGCATACTTATAATAACCCCTTGATTCATTAGTTATACTGCCTCTTCTTCCAGTAAGAGCATAAGATAAGTCAGAAATAGCATTTGTAACTTGATTCTGTCCTTCTTGAGTCTTAAAACCAGTGACATTTTTATTAGCATCTAGTTTAAAGAAGTTTTGAGTAGACAAATCTCCAATGGCGTTAGGCAATAGTCCTGAAGTATTTGGAGCTAATTTAAAGTTTCTAGCCGCTTGAGACTGAGCCGCAGTATACCCATTTGTTCCATATATAGTTTTATAATCATAAATATTTGGATTAGGTTGAACTGACCCTAAAGGTATAAATTTATTTGGAGCAACTGCAGTAGGGAGACCACCAGGGGGAGGAGTTACTCCAGGCGTAGTAGGCGTAGATTTGTTAATATTTTTTATATCTGTTAAAAGTTTATTAAATGATTCATTAGTCAATACACCTTTATCAGTATATCCAAGATCTTTTTTAAGATCTGTAAGATTACTTTTACCAACTAGTCCAGCACCAACTAATCCTTGTAGAACACTGTCCTTAGTATCTTTGGTTATGCCGGATAAAGACCCTAAAGCTCCTGCAATGTCAGTAGTACCTAAAGTACTATTTTGCGCAATACTTCCAACTGTATTTAAAATATTTTCTTGATTTGCATTTCTTAGAGATAGTTGAAAAGCTCTTTTATTAGTTAAAGAAAATGCTGCTAATGCCTCATCCATGGCTGCAGTTTGCTTAGTTGCATCTTTACTATACGTTGCTCTAATTTCGTGGGTAGTGGCAGGAATAACCCTACTTGCAGTTGCATCAAACTTTGAAGCTAAAGCAGATCCTTCTGCTTTAGTTCCTACATATCCAGCAGCTACAGCTTTTTCAGCAAATCCTTGAACTTGATTTAAGCTTTCAACCGACATATTTGCAACGGCAATTCTAAATTCTTTAATACCTTTTTGACGTTCAGCTTCCGCAGCTATAATTCCGTCAACAATAGTCCCACCGACAGATAATAAACCACCAACAACCATACCGCCAGGTCCAAACATGGAAGCAATTCCACCAATAGCCTGAGTAGCCATACCAACGGGACCCATGGTACCAGTACCCATGCCAACTAAACCGCTCACTGCCATGGCTCCCATACCTAAGCCACCAGCAACACCTCCACCGCCCATGCCGCTAAACAAACCTTTTATACCGGCTCCAGCAGCTTTAAATCCAGACTTACCTCCAGTAAGAACTAAATTAGGATTACCTCCTTTAGTACCAGGTTGACCATAGTAAGCAGCTTCATTTGCGTTTACAAATGGAGCTTTATATGCACCATTTGCAAGCTCGGTACCCCTAAGTAGCCCTTGATTGGTTATATTTTCTTGTCCAGCAAGTGTAATATTTTCTAACATTTGCGTATTTAATTTATCTAATGCAACGGAATCCATGCCCTGAGCTTTTGCAAGTTGTTCAATTCTTAAAGCCAACTCTAATGCTTGATTAGCATCCATCTCCATTAGGTTAGTGCTTTTTTGGGTGGTTTCATCAAATAGGGTTGCAGTTCTAGAGTTAGAAATCATTTGAAGTTCTAGCTGAGCTAAACGATCTTTAGCAAAACCAGCTTCTCTACCCATTGCCAAAAGCTTTTGATTATTAGCTGTTGCAGAAGCTCTTCTAAGTTTTTGCCAGAATGTCTCACCTGCTAGTCCAGCAAGTTTCATTTCTCTACCGAATGCTTGATGAGCTTGTTGGGCAGCCCTAGCCTTCATAGTGGTATTTCCCATTATATTAGCAGCTTTAGCTAAATAACCTAGAAATATTTCAAGAGCTTTTTTACCTAATATAAAAACTGCACCGAGAGCAAGCATAGGCCCATGTAAAGCTCCAAGGAATCCTAATATTGTTTTTACAATAGGAGAGTTTACAAAGTTAGCAAATGCATCAAAAATTACTTTAAGAGAGTTGAAGAATGTAACAAGCGTACCTTGATCAGCAAAAGCAGCTAAAATCTTAGCCACGTCAACTAAAATACCTGCAATTTGCACACCTACTGCTTGACCGTTTTCAAGTATAGTTTTTACGTAAGGAATTGCTTGTTGTATAGTATCCCAAAATGCTTTTGTATCTTTACTTCCAGCTAGATCAACAAAAATACCAAGAAATTTACCAATAGTAGTTAAAGCAGCTACAGCACCTTTAGTAGAATTTTCAAGCCACGAAGCAAATGATTTACTTCCAGTAAATTTTTCAAACCCCTGTGTTACCTTATCAATAAAATCAAGTAAAACTCCACCAGCACCACTCTTAGGGCCGCTAGGGAAAGTTGCTTTAATGATATTTTTTATTCCATCAAATACCGTGCTAAATGCTTTTCCAAGACGTGCAGACACGTCTCCAGCAAGAGCAAACATTCTCTGAAGGCTACCGGTAAAACTACCTACTTTAACTTTTTTATCAAGACCTGCAAGGTATTTATCTACCCAATCAGCAAAACGTTTTGTAATAGGTTCAGCAGCATGAAGAAGAGTTATTAAAATACCAAATGAAGATTTAGTAGCACTTCCAAAACTATGAATAATTCCAGTAGAACTTTTAAAGAAACCAGCTAGTTGCTGTAGATTTTGAGGATTTTTAAATGCACTTGCAAAAGTCTTAGTTGCATCTCCCATTGCAGATGCAACCTGCTTTAATCCAGTTTTAAATATAGGAAAGCCATACTTCATAATAGTATTTATTGACTCTGTAAGTTTAGGTATAAAACCTGCAGCAACTTCTTTTTTAAGTGTTTGCATTTGCGGTCTAAGGGCAACTACAAACTTTACAAATTCTAGTTGTACATCAGACAAAGCTGCTAAAGGTTGATACGCACTTGTAGCAGTAATACCCTTTTTAACGGCTCGGAAAGCTTCTTCACTTTTGTGCTTAGTTTCACGAAGATTTAATTCTGCATTTTTAAAAGCAAGTTCTGTTTGACGACGTAGTCGGTTATCTGGTGGGAGATCTTGAACACGTGCCAATGCTTCACGAGCAACTTCAAGTTTGAGTGCAGCATCTTCCTGGGATAAAGCGGCTTCTTCAGCAGCAAATTTTAATCCAATATATTCTTGAGTGGCAGCTCTAAATGTATCATTTAAAGCAGTTTGAGATTGCCAAACTGCACCAATAGCGTTTGACACACCTGACATAGCAACTTTGACGCCAACAAATCCAACTCCTACAGATGCCATAGCACCACCGAGTGCTACAGCTGCAGGAGCTGCGGCTCCAAGTACTCCTACAACAGATAAAAGACCTCCAGCTAGATCTCCAATGGTTCCGGCTATAGTTCCAAAAGCTGCTTGCATTTTAAGCCCAGTACGCTGCAGTTTCATAAAACGATCTGCTGCCATTTCAGCAGGACCTTTAATTTTTTGCAGAGAGGTGGCAGCAACGTTTATGGCTCGGTTAAGTTGATAAAACTGATTCTCGCCTTTTTGAACTCCACGAAGAACTCCTTGTTCAAAACCTTTTCTAAAGTTTTCAGAAAATTTTCTAGTTATGTCTTCTTTAAAAAGTTTGTCATAACCACGACCAGTTTGCTCTAGCCTTTTTCTAAATCTCTCAATATCGATTTCAGCTTTTTTAGTATCAGCTCCTACAACAACATTGGCTTTACCAACTTCATTTATACCAGCCATGGGTATGACTCACCTCCTTCTTACAATTAACCCATCGGTTGATCTAGAATGCCGCCAAAAGGAAGCATTCCATCAAAAACCGGGGTAGGTTCAATATATGGTTTTACTGAGGCCTGTCTTGGATTGAAAGGCTCAATAATCTCTTCGGGCTCTAGAGGTTCTTCTGGAGCTCCTAATGTACTTATGTCATCGAAATCAGGACTAATTTCATCTTGACTTAGATACTTATACTCAGATCCATACAAAGAATCATAAATATTCTTTCTAAAGTTATCCTTGTAAATTGGCTCATATTCGCCAGAGTATCTGAAGTCTTCTTCGAGGAAATAGTGAAGGACGTCAAGCATGTCACATGCTTCCATACTTGCAAGTTGTAGACCGCTCACTAATGCCTTTCCGTTGACGTACGGCCAGAGATCAATCCCCCAACTTAGGAGACTGATGGCCGCTCTGTAGGGCGGCTTGAATACTCCTCGATGAGCCACGAAGTGATCTCGGATAGAGTTTCAACTGAAACAATTTTTTCTGGATCTTCTTGTAGAGCTACAAACTTTTCGTAGCTATCCTTCAAAAGAACTTTAGCGAAAAATAAAGTAACCGCATCTGCATTTCGAGTAGCATCGTCAGAAGAGCTAGCCGAAATAAGCTCTAGCATGGTTTTACCTTGAATCTGCTTTACGCATTGAAATTCTTGGCCGTGTAGTTTAAATGAGATTGGTTCAGCATTTGGGTCCTGATCACCAGTACCAAAGTCTTTAAATCGAGTCATTTGTTATCCTTAGTTTGTATTGAATACTTGCGTATTTATAGCTATTTAGCTATAGAATAAGTATAAATTATCTGTTAAATACCTATTTGCCTTGGTACCAGGATGATTGACTTTTTTTCTATAAATAAAGACTGCTCCTTGTCTAAACTTCAAATAAGACTTTCTTTTTGGAGTAGTAGTATGTTTTCTAGTACCCTCATGGTGCATAAGAGCATAAGGAACAGACGATCCTATATACATGTGTTGACCGTTGGCAGTTCTGCTATGGCCGTAAACTCTTATAGAGTTTCTAAGCCTCCCAGTTCTAACTCCCACCTGCCTTTTAGCTGCAACTTGAACTTTTTTAGCCCTTCTTGAAAGTTCTCTGCCAACATCTCCCCTAGGAGAATTTAAAAGATTTTGTATTTTTTCGTGGTATAAAGTAATTTTTATTTTTGCAGCCATTATGGAACCGCCAAAGTTAGCTCCATAGTTACAACTTGAAAGCCACCTTCCATATCGCCAGCTTCAACAGTTGCCATAACTCCTAAACCAAATATGCCATCCCACATGTCAAAAGACTTCATAGAAGACATTAAAACCCAAGCATCTACGGCTGATAAAGCAGCTCCTTGTTGGATTTTCTCCCCCGTTGGCGGGCGTCCATTCATTCCAACAGTAGGAATCTCACGGGCAATGCTGATATTAACAATAGCTGTGCGTGGAACATTACAACGCTGAGGAGTGCTTACCTGATCTCCTGGAGCTCCTAAGTACATTTGACTAAAAGAAACTACAACCTGATCACAGTCAATAGCTGGGGTACCCATTGTCCAATACCTACGCTGAGGCAGAGGAACATTGTATGACTGAAAAACGGTTTCTACTTTTTCAAGTATTCCGTCCATCATATCCTTGAGGTTTAAAGCATCCTCAGAAAAGTCACCAATATTCCCCGCCACAGACATAACTACTTAACCTCTGGGGTTTCTTCTGCAACAACTTCAACTACAGGTTCGACAACAATTTCAGGTTGAACTTCTTCAACCTTAGCTTCTACCTTCTTTGCAACTGGTTTTGCAGTAACTTTCTTTTCTTCTACTACTTCTACAACAGAATCTGAATCTGCAACAGTAGTTTTAGAAAGTAAAACACCGTCTTCACTATATACAGACATATCAGCAGCAGTGAAATTAGTTTGAGAAATATACATAAGTACCTTCTTTCTTAGCTATTTAACTTGATCTGGAGGTTTCCAGTTTCAAGCTCAGATACGGTCGTAATACCGGATACGGTCTTAGTTGCGTACAGAGTCCATGTTCCTGGGTCAACAAACCCCAGCACTGATTTTGCATCGTTATATGTAATTGTAAAAGATACAGAACTATTTGTATTATTTACAACTATATTGCTAGCTGCAATATCTAAACTTTTGGTAGACCCACCGCTGCGTATAGTGACTACTGGAGTCCAACCACCACCACTAAAAAACACCGATACATCTGCTCCAGTTTTTCCAACAGATGTCCAAGTAGCTGGAGTATTCTGAACTACAGCAATATCAAAGTTAGTGTTTGCAGTTAAAACAGCTTCCTTAGGAGTGTAGCGTCTAGCTCTAGGAGCATCTGGACTGAATACACGAGCACGAGCACGAGCTTTATCTGGGTTTACAGATTTTAAAAATAGGTCAATGACGTACACACCGGTACGAAGATCGTCAATAAAGTCTTGCGAGTCTAGAAGTGTATAAGAAACACCTTGACGAGAGATAGATGTAATACGCTGTGGAAGCATACAGTCATCGTCTCCAGCCCAAAGTTTAGCAAACTCCATAGCTAAAGTACGAGCAGCCATTTTACCGGCCATAGGAATTGGTGAGCCATAGGTATAGGTTACTTCAACGTTACAAGGAGTCCACGGAATACCAGCGGCTGCTTGGATTGTAGAGTGATCTACAAGATAGTAAAGATCTGGGCTAATTATGTCACCATTCATGTTCCTAATGGTGTGAATTTTAGTTACAGGACGTCCGCGTAGTTTAATTCTTGATTCGGGAGAAAGACCGTCGGATACAAGCTCTGTATATTCATCAAAATCAGCTACAGGAATATTGTAGAGCTGACCGCTAATTAAAGTTCCATAATAGTTTCTAGAAGATGGGCCAAGGCGATAAGCTCGTTTAGCACAAACGTAACGCTCAGTTACAGTTGTTTCACCAGTAAACTTACGGCCAGACATAGTCCACATTAGGTATGACGCAGTTTGGCAAGCCTCCTGAGCGAACTCAGTGTTTGCATATGATCCAAGCTCTTCTGGTTGGACCCATAGTGAAGTTCCCATAGTATATCTCCTAGATATGAATTAAGCGGCGTGCTGGCATGTCTCGCACACCAAGGCACGCCGCCTTCATCATTTAGTGGTTATTAAGAGGTTGGGTCCTCGTTTGACTTGATTACGCGGTCGACTGGCTGATCAGCGTTGAACGCTAGGTTACCAGGAACGTTGTATCCACTTGTGGATGCAGTACCTGCAACAGCTGATGAAGCAGAAGCACCTGAGGTAGTAGAGACGTTGGTAGTAGTGAGTGCAGTACCGGTACTAAGACCACGGGTTACCTTAGCACGACCATTAGTCCAGCTACCACCTGAAACAGTACCTGCTGTAACAGTCTCGGTTTGTAGGCTAGTAAGTGTAACGTTACCAGTTGCTACTCTAAAGTTGTTAGCGTCTATAACGCTTACTGGTACTGCACTAGTAAAGTTAAATCCAGCTGTAGAGAATCCAGCAATAGCCACTGCCTGACCATCAACTAAACCATGTGCGGTAGCGGTATATTTTACAATAGCAGGAAGAGTTGTAACAGCACCACTTTGGGAAGTTGCAATAGTTACTGGAACCGCTTTTTCGTAGACAATTGCAGAACCTGTAGTACCTGTAAGAGCAGTATAAGAACCGTTAAAGATAGCTCTAGTTACTACAGCAGAAGGACTATTTACAGCTACAGAGGATACTGTAGTAGCAGTAGCCTTAAAGTACTTAATAGTAGTTCCTGTAGTGTTCTGTTCTGCGGCATACGTACCATCAAATGCAGGATCATTAATTGAAACAATAATCTTGTCTCCTCTAACAATAAGATGAGATGCACTGGTAGTAAGAGTAACAATAGAGTTAGTTATAGTTCCATCTGTGATAGTACCGAGGTCCTTACCAGTTATAAATGTAAGAGAAGTTGTTCCAGATGAAGCAGTCGCTACCCAGGTACCGTTGTACGCTGTATTGCTAGAACCGCTAATCGTAAACCTATCACCATCAACAAGACCGTGGTTTGCAGTAGTAGTAAGAGTTGTAATACCGGTTCCAGTTCCGTATACCACAGCCGTGCTGCTTGACGCAGTGGTAGTAGTCACGGCAATCGCCTTGTTTGTAACTGAATACGTTAGATCCGTATTTGCAACTGTAATAGAGTCACCAACGCTATAAGTGTGGCTTGCTGTAGTGTTAGCTGATGCAGATCCAGTGTTTAGAGTGATTGCACCTGCACCTGTAATTGCAAAGTCTTTAATTGTGTAGTTAAGACCATCAAGTGAGTTAACAGCTGCGTACTCTGGAGTACCAAGTTCTGAAGCACCTTCACCAGTGTAGTTCCAGGTGTAGAAACCGTTTAGACCAACTGGAGCCCAAGTAGCACGTGAGTAAGCATATGGACGTTCAGCAGCGGTTGGGAATTCCCAACGACCATCAATACCAGACTGGAAGTTAGTGTTTCCTAGACCGTAACCCTGGAATGTGTTAGCAAGAACACCATTTTCAATTACACGGTCACCTGACTGACGTAGCTTAACGAATGGGAATACCCAGTGGAAGTAAGGACGTGTACCAGCACGCTTACCATCCTTGACAGCCCATGACCAAGCTTCGATAGCAACACCAAAACCAGCTGGGTCATCGCCAACTGCAGGTGAAGCCCAACCTACTGATAGGTTGGTAGCTGAAGCAAAGGTTCCTACGTTCTTGCGAAGCAATAGACCACCTGAAAGAAGTGCAGAAAGTTCAGGGTCTGGCTCACAAATTGCAAGTTCCATGGTGATACGCTTCAAAGTGTCTGGAGACTTAAAAGTCACACAAACAGCTCCGTTAGCACCCTTTTCGGTGATCTCGTCGCCTTCTTCGTATTCTGGGGTAAATGACAGACGCATGAAAGCTGACGTAGTGTAGCTATCACCCGGACCTGTTTGTAGCTTGCCAGCGGCGTCCAAGCGAGTGACACGGATCGACACACCTTGGATGCTGGCTGCATATTCTTGAGTAGCCATTAGCTATTCTCCTTAGTTAGTTAGTTAGAGTCAAGTCAACCTTGACACCTAGGTGGATGGATGTATCAAAGTAAACCGCAGCAGGGCGGGTAGCCTTGATTCTCATGTCATTTTGGTTTGAGCTGACAGAAAGGCCTTGACCTAAACTATCATTTACAAGATCAGAGTCGCCGAGATAGACTCGTACTTCACCTGACGCGTAAATCCATTTGTAGCGGGTATCCGCTTTCATTTGAGCAGTTGCTCCAGTAGGGTTGCTTGTCGCAATGTCTGCGTTAGTGACAGTATATTTGATAGTTTTATCCGCAGTGTTAGCTAGGGCTTTCCAAGTTCCATCAAAAGGTGCACCTAGACCAGTGACAATTACAGAATCGTCTTGAGCAATTCCGTGGCTGTTAGAAGTAGTTAGAGTAACTGTGTTGCTAGCTAGGACTCTGGTTGCTATGTTTACAACTGGTCCGTTACCTGAATAGCCAGAACCGACTACTAGCGGAGTTCCACCAAAAGTTTGTAGGTGTTGGCGAGAATTTTTATTAGGGTCATAGTAGTCAACCACCATTTGATTATATGAGCTAAGAATAGCGGCAGTGTCGCGAGTCATGTGAATCCAACCCTGCTCACCGGCAGAAGAGTACTGACCGATTTGGTACTCAAGAACAGATACTCCGTGTTTAACTGAAATTGCACCGCCAGTTGCAGAAGTGTCTACCACCGAGCCATCTGATGACTTACGTCCTGGAAGAATAGTTACGCTAGAACCTTTTGAGAGGTAAGGATTTACAAGGTCTGTGCCTGTCCCTTGCAAAGTAACGGATCCGTCCCAAAGCTCAAGTTCACAGGCTTTTTGAGAACAGCCCTCTAGCTGACGTAGAACACGAGCCATACGTTCTTCACCAAGGAGACCTAGAGTAGATCTATCATCTTGAACTTCAATAAAGAATGGGATATGGTGGCTATATAGAGCTACATTAGGGTTAGAGTCTACTGTAGCAACTGTATATGATGTGTAGTTAGCGTCTAGTACTCTGACGTAACTAGGAGTGGTGTCCCACCACTGGTCAAATCCTCTAACCCATTTTTCTCCTGAAGTAGGGTTAGTTGGGGGGAATATAGAAAATAGGCCGAACGCAGAGGGTACAATAGCGGGGGCCCCGAAAGCTCCATCAAAAGCCATTTATTTTCCTTAAAGTCTATAAGTTTTTAGTTGGAGTACCCGGGGCCGAAGCCCCGGGCACACCAGGATTTTTAGTACTCGATTGTTGCAGCAGTAACGCCACCAAGGACGTCACGTAGAGCTGCAGCAGCACCGTTGACGTTGATGGTAGAGGTGATCTTGAGAGACTCAATACCAACCTTTGCAACGTTCTCAAATGTTTCTAGGAACATGATGTAGTCGTTTGTACCGACAAGGGTGCTGTCACGAACGATACCTAGATCTAGAGTACCGCCATCAAGGAAGATAAATGTACCTTCAGCGAATAGGTACCAAACTAGAGTGTTTGGGAATCCGGATAGAGCAGCATCCTTAGTCTGAGTTGTGATCAGAGTGGCTCCAGATGTGTCTGAATCCATGTAAGGAACGATTGTTACGTTGATGTGTGATAAGTAGCCATCAATCTCAGCTTTCGAGATGTCCAAACTGCCATCGCCTGGCATTGCTAGAGTCAAGTCAGCTGCCATTGCATCATAGAACCAGACAGGAACAACAGCATTTAACTGAGCATCTGAAGCAATGCGGTGACGCTGACGATAAGCAACAGCTGCACGACGAACCTGAACTAGGAAGTCACGGCCAAAGCCTAGCAAGCTAGTAGTGGTTACAGAAGTAGACTCTGCTGCAATACCTGCAACAAGGTTCTGCTCAGCTTCACGAGCGTGCTGTACTAGAGCAAGTTCGTTGTGACGAGCAATCAACTCTGGGTAAGCACGAGACATCAAGTTACCGAACTTCAACTGTAGAGTTTGAGCATATGTAGCTACTGTGTTCTCATAAGATGAAGTGATCTGCAAGCTAGTCTTTGTTGAAGTGCTAGGAGTTAGATCGGTAGCAGCAGTCCACTGTCCTACAGCATTGTCGTAGGCTAGTCTAGATGTAGCAATTGTAGTGTTGTTGCTAAAACCTAGAGCTAGGCTCGGTGGAGTGATGAAACGGATACCACCACGGTCAGCCTGGAAACGTGGCAAAGAGTCACGAACTGGACGCATATTGGTTGAACCGATTGAGTAGATGTCATACTTTACTTCGAATGGAGCAGCGTGACCACCAGAAGCAACAAGGGCTTGTGGGCCCGCAACAGCTGCAATTTTAAGTGAGTTTTCTTCTGCGTTCGATGTTAGAGTACGTGACTCTGGGAAAGAGGTTGAAAAAGATGCAACGATGTGCTGCTCTCCATCTCCTCCGTTAACACGACGAAGAGAGTGTAGTCTCTTCTCCATAGCTACTGCTACCTCGTGCATATCTTTAATTTCGCTGCCGGCTGTGTAGCCAGGAATGTCAGCACCAGCGGTAATCGCTACCGGTGCTGGCTCTGAAACCTGAACTACAGGCTGACGGTCAGCTGGGGCCTCGAAAGGCTGTTCTGCTGTGGCGGTCACTGGGGCCTGCCCTTCCTGCTCTTCTGGAGCAATAGTGTTTGTTTGTGGTTCTTCAGTAGAAAACGCTGTGTATTCTGCTGGGACTTCTGCTGGGACGTCTTCGACGACCTCAACTGGAGCCTCTTCTGGTTCTTGTGCTGGGACGTCTTCGACGACCTCAACGGTTGGATTTTCATCGGTTGAAAGTTCAGAACCTTCTACCGCACTAGCAGACGCATCGACAGATTCGGTGGAGTAAGTAGATTCAGTTGCCTTCTTCTTCTTCTCGTCATCCTCTTCCTCAGGAGTCTCGCCCTTTTCTTCTTCAGGAGTACCTTCAACAGGTTCTCCCTCTACGGGGGCTTCTTCTGGAGCTGCTGGAACTTCCTCTGCAGGAACTTCCTCAACTGGCATATCCTCTACAGGCATATCCTCAGCTGGCATTGCACCATCCATATTCTCCTCGTCACTACCCTTAACGCGCATAGCAGCCTCGGCAGCTTGCTGTGCAAGCTCCTGGGCGGCCATCTCGCGACGCTTTGATTCGCCTCTGCAGGCATCAAGCATATCGGCAAGTGACGTCATAGCGTCAACTGATTCAGCGGTAGGCTCTTGGCCTTCGACCGTCTCAAATTCACCAATGATCTGATCCTGAAGAGCTGATAGTTGTTCATTATCTAGCTCTGACAGGCGATCTACCTGTGATTTAATGTGGTCCACTGTTCCTCCTTAATAGGACAGTTGATGATGTCATATTTTGAGCATCATGCTAATCGGTTCAAGGTAAAGGGACTATCACGCATAGAAACGTGAAGGCACTCCACCTAGTTATTATTTTACATTAGTTTTTACTTGTTTATTATTTAAGTTAGTAGTCTGAGCATTCTAGCCATGACAGACGAGATATCTGCCTGACTAAACAAGTCTCCACCACGCATAAATTCTGCAATGTCAGAGGTAGCTTGCTTGCCATCTTTTTCACCTAATTTTTTACCTACTCTATCGACCATATTTGTCATAAGGTTTTTTAGGGCAGGAGGTAAGTCGCTAAACCTAAGTTTGGCGTTTTCGTCTCCAAAAGGAAGAGGTAGATTTCCAATAACCTCTCCCAATTCCTTTGACGCTGCACGAACATTCTCTAAAGAAGGTCCGGTCAGAGATTTACTATCAATTCGATCAAGCAAGTCTAGAAGACCCTGACCAGCTTTAGCTGCTTCAGAGTAATCTCCAGTCTTATATACTTTTTCTACTTTGCTTACTTCGTTAACTACATTTTGAAGACCGGATGTTCCAAGATCTTGTTTTAGTCGAGCTAGAACGTCTTGAAATCGTCCAGTGTAGTCACGCGGCTGATTGATTCCAGGTGTGAACTTAAAACCCTCTTCTTCAGGATTTCCAATAATTTCCTTGCTGCCTTCAGTTGGCACAGGTACGTTATCTTCACTTACTGGGGCTGGAGCTTCCTCCGGCACAGATCCATCAGCCGCTAATGCTTTTCCCAGGCTCTCCTTAATAGCAAGTACACGAGACTGTAGCTCGTTGGCACTGGCTAGAAGAGTCTTAGCGGCAATTCGATTACGTAGCTCATCTGCGCTAGCAGTCACTGCGTCTTCCGATTGATGCTTCCAGTTTTCTGGAATAAGGTGACGAACGTTTAGCTTTCCAGCCATTTTGGTAATGTGCTTGCGGACATCAGACTTGTGGCTGTCTTTTGCACGACCATAAGCGTGGATTGCAGCACGAAGATCTTCTACGTTCTGAATAGGAAACGAGCCATCTTTAAGAGCTTTACCTTCTTTAGCTAATTTTTGACGTTCATCACGAGGAATATAAGTTAGTTCACCATCACGTACTCTTGCGGATAGCTCTGCAATTTTTGCTACAAAGTCTTCATTAGAAGTAGATGCTGGTTTATTTGATTGAATAAAGTTTAGGTTCTGTAGTCTCTCAATGCGAGCACTAAGGTCAGCGGTTGGATCTGCTTTCATTCTAGCTAAAGGCAGAGCACCTGCTGCAACTAGAGCCATAATAGCACCTGAAGCAACACGAGCACGAGCGACTGGGAATCCAGGAACGTTTACTTGGCAAACAGCGACAAGTTCTAGAGCACCACGAATAGGTCTCCAGTCGCCTGAAGGAGCTGAAGCACGAAGTGCACGAATCTGTTCTGGTTGTGCGCTAGGACGTAATCCACCAGCTACCCAGATGCCGTAAGCATCTTCGCCAGCATGAACGTCTGCGATTGCAGACGCGGTATCGTCATAGTGCCTAACTGCTTCAGATGCACTAGCCTCTAAAGAAGCGTGTCCACCAGCAAGGGTAAGCTGCCCGACCGGGACATCCTTGCCTGAGTCGGTTCTAATTACTCCGGTGTGGAAGTAAGCGTAGCCACTCTTGCTACGCGGTGGTTTAGTTCCATATGCCAAACCAATGTGGTCAACGTGCCAAGCTGCAATGTGACCAAAAACTCTACCGTTGTCGTCGACAGTGATAGGGGTGGCCTTATCTAGCTTAGGATCGTTAAACCATTCGTTTGGCGGAACGACCGGGATCGCACCAGCAATAATACCGCAAGCAACTAGTGCTTGAGCATTAGCGGTGTCCGGGTCATCCTGATAGATGCCATCGGCAATCATGCTGTCCTCCTGAGGGGTATTGGTGTTTTTTTCTATAATAATTTTGCATTCTTGAAATGCTGGCTTAGGTACAATTGTAACAGCCATTACACGTGCTTTATTTATAGAAAGTTTGCTCTTTCCTAGATCTTCTTCACCTTCAGCGGCTTCAGACTTGATCTCTTTTGCTTCAAACCGATCTAGATCAGCCGATACACCTTTTATAAATCCATTTTCAATAAGCCTTTGAGCCTCTTTACCGAACTCACTAGTATCAAAAACACCATAAGCATTTCCAATACCCTGAGAGGTACGCTCCATATGGTCAATACGTCCAACTACCACGGATCCCATGTGGCCTTCAGCAGTTTTCATTTGCCATAGTAGCGGGAGAGGCAGTTCACGAATAGTCAAAGCACCCTTAACAAAACATCTACCATCGCCAGACTCAAGCTCTTCCGGGATAACTAGAGGAATCTTAAACTTAAGGCCTTCGGTAATAAGTCCGGAAGCGGCAACAAGTCCAACTCTAAACTTTGCATCAGCCGCTCTAGCCGCAACTTCTGATTTAACAATGATGTTATCTGTTGATTCAATTAATTCAGTGCTAAAAACACTTCTTCCGCCACGCTTGTGGCTATACATTTGACGATGCTTTTTATCGCCTGTCCACATTCCAGTAGTCTCTTTATGACGTAGAGCACAGTAGCCTTTAGCGCGTGGACCTAGGTACTTACCTAAGTGACGTACACAGCGTGTCCAGTCTCCTGCTGTACCCCAACGAATTTTTAACCCACCTTTACCGCGGGTCCAATAGTGACGAAGTTCTTCAGCTTTACCTTTATTACGATCCAGTCCACCTGCAGATACTAGAGGGTTAGGTCCCCAAAGAACGGTAAGTAAAAGATCAACGTCAAAAAGTATTGAAGCAGTTATCGGCTTAGATGACTCATCTACCTGAAGTAAGACGTCATTTAGAGTCGACTTATCTAAAGGAACTACAGGAGGAGGAGTTGCTGATTTAAAATCATTTAGAACGCTAGGGTCACGAACCCACTTACCTTCTTTACGAATGTAAGTCATAGGCTTAGGTGATGTAGAGCTTTCTGGAACTATTGCAACTAAATTTAATACTGCACGTGGGTCATCTTGGGCTACAACAGCTAAGTAAATAGGCTTTACGTCAGATGTCTTTGGAGTCATCTCTACGCCTTTTCCCTTAGGTGCAGCTTCAGTAGCAGCAACTACAGGTTTAGCCCAGGAATCGTCTTCGCTTTCTGATTGAGTTTTCTTAGGCTCATTTACAGACTTGATCCACTTTTGTAGGAGCGGATGGTCGTAAGACGCTACATCGCTAGTCTCTTCTTGCTCGGCAGCAGAGCTTTGAATGCCGTGAGCAGGGCCTTCTCCTGCAGCAGAACGCTGTGAGTCGACCCAACCAGTCCAGTCGTAAAGTAGGTTATGTAGATCATTAGAAGTCATTGCAGGGAGGTCACCCTTGATGTGAGCCTGAGGCTTATCAATTGGGGAGCGTGGACGTCCAAGAATACCTGAAGTATCTAAAGGATGAGAAAAATCTCCTAAAGGTGGAGTTTTGTATTTAGTTCTCTCCGCAACGGGAATAGCTCCAGGAGCATTTCCACCCTGAGGAGCAAATTTGCCGCCTCGGTCTCTAGATTGACGTTCGGCATTAGCGGCTCGCTCGGCGTCAGTATAGCCATCGGATCCAATAGGATCTTCGCCAGCAGCCGTCAGAGATCTGTCAATTGTAACTAAATCAAGTTCTTGATAGGCTTCCGATGCAAGCATTGCTTCATCGGCATCGATATCTGATACAGATACGCATTTGTAAGGATTCTGTTGAAGTCTGGCTGATATAATAATTGCAGAATCTGGGTCAATAGAAATGTGAGTTTTACTTGTTTCGTCATAATCAGCGTCAAGTTCTGCATCGTAATCCCAGATAAGTCCATTTACATTTCCAAGATCATCCCACTGGCCATCATCCCAAACATAGACATCTCCGTTAGAGTCAATTTTGTATAGACGATCAATTCCCGAGCCATCCATTCGAACTCTGGCAATAAAATCTGGAGCTGTAGATGGATCTAGATAAACTGATTTAGTAAAATCTTCTAGGTCTGCATCATAGTCACGTTCTGGTAGATATGAAGTATATTCAGACTCGGTATAACCATCAGCAGTTAAAGCTTTATTCTCACGTTCAACGATAGCTCGTGCCCAGCTCCAAGCGGTGTCTCCGCCCCACAAGGCCCACGCGATTCGTCCGTTGCTTGGGAAGTTATCTTCGCCCGGTCTCCAACCTTTGCCTTTTTTATCCACTTCGTGACGAGGAAAATATTTAGCAATGTGGCGAACTTTATGTAGACCAATTTGGCCACCTTTAGCAAGAATACGAGCACTGTTTAGACCTACAGGAGTCCCGCCACGGTGGTGCTCTTTATGCCATTCAAGAGCTTTTTTAGCTTCAGCCTGAGCACCTTTAGGGATAGTATAAAGTCTGTTAGCGGAAGCCAAGATCTTCATATCTAGATCAGAGAAAGCTCCGCTTACTAGCTCTAAAACATTTGAAGAAAACTCTTCTGTAGATGACTGCCAGTCTTTAGAAGATGAAATGCTATCTGAGGAGCCAGTTTGGACTACGAGATTGACATCTGTATCAATTACAACACCGCGGTTCTCGTAGGTAAATAGAGCCAATGACCCGTCCCTACCAGAGAATGTGGGGGTGTTTTCCGATTCAAACATCTAAGTAAAATCCTCCATAATGGATGGTAACGTCAGCGTAGGCAAATATAACGCTTATACGCAGTACTATTCTATCAGTACTATTATTTAGTGTCTTTTTTTCTGTTCATTTCTTCAATGAACTTTCTGCCGTAAGCATCCCTAACTCGGTCATCTATCCCAATGTAAGGCTTAAGCTCTTCTAGGGTTGCTGTATTTAAATTAATATAGACAGTCTTAGGTTTATCTTTAGGATCAAATGTATCCACAGATATTTGCACAATATTATCAATACTCATTAGTTACCTTCTATTCCAAATATTATTATAATCTATTAATTAACTGAAGAGTCTTTTTCATCTTCACTATCTTTTGGATCTAGATCCGACCACTTAGGGGCATTATCAGAAAAAGATACTATTTTTGGGTCTAGCCCATAGATAGAAGCTATAGCAAAAAGAACTGTATAAGCCGAACTTATACTTTTAAGTAAGGCTGGCCCGGAGGGAGGAATAAGAAAAGTTCCGTCTGGCTTAGATCTTATAGAGTCTATAAACTGCTCTATTTGAGAAATTATGTGATACCCATCATCTGACCCATCCCCTTTAAGGTAGGGAGATCTAGGAATCCAAGTAAGTTCTACTCCTTCTATAATAAAATTCCAAATCTCAGACCAATCATCATACGGATATTCTAGTTCTTCATCCATTATTACTTATTCTCCCAGTTCAATAGTGACATCAGCAGACCGATTCCAAAAGCTTTTAGATCCCAGTCGGTGTCATTGGAAGGATCTAGTCCTTCAATTCCAGTGATCAGCTTAGGATCGATTTTAGTTGTCATAGTGGCATTAGTGTACCAAACGCCAGTTGCTATATCCATGTGAGCATCGCTGAATCTAGTAGTTTTTTTGCCTTTTCCAGTTTTCACGGTTACACCATTTGGAGTAGAGAATCTACCGGGATCGGTAAATAGATCTTGCATCGTAGTAGTTATAACTTCAGCACTGTGGTTATTAGGACTAAAAGTAGCAAACTTACTGGTAGAACGAGGGTATACTTTCACAGTATAAGGATCTGCCACTTTTGCTCCAGAAAAAGATTCTTCCATCCATTTTTCATAAACTTCCATTGAAGGAATAATGTTGCTGCTATCAGCTGTTTTTATTCTGTCATAAGAAAAAGCGTGTTCTAAAGCTGCAATGTCATGGTTGATCATCTGGAAGAAATGCCAAACTTCATGTAAGTAGTCATCAGTCGAGTCTCCACGGAAGAATCCTCCGTCACCCTGCTCTTTTTTCCATCTCAATGAATTTATTAAATTTTTATTTTTCCAGTGTTGTTTAAATTGCGCACGTGCATCGGAAATTTGAACTCCAAGTTTTCCACCAGTATGAGCTAGATATTCCATTCCAGCTAGAATAATATCCTTAGGAACAAAACTAAGAGTTTCTTCTAGATTTTTAATAAGTTTCTTATTTCTATCTATTCTAATATCCTGGAATTTTTCATTACTATTAACATATTTGTAGTCTTTATATTGATTAAAGAACTGATGTGCAGGCACCGAGTCAAATTCAACTCCAGCCTTTTCCATCTGAGATTTAATATTTTTACCAATTATAGAATGATATTTATTAGTAAAATCTTCTGCTTTTGGAGAAGCTCTAAGCCGATCTCTTACTTCCTTTATTTCAGTTGCTTTCTTGGCAAGGTCTGATGTGTCAATTTTACCTGTTCGAATAGCCCATTTGGTAAGCAGACTTAGGATAGTTTCTCCGCCCTCGTGTGCTCCCGTAACATCTATTAAAGCTCTTACTTCTTCTACATCTTTAGTTAATCTTAAAGTTTTTTTATTTCTAACTCTTTGTAGCACAGTTTTACCAGTATCAAAAATAAACTCTGAATATGGGGTAGCATAATCATAAGCAAGTTTATGGGAAAGGTCATCCCCGTACTCAACTAGAAGCATATTAAAAGTTTCTTCTGCACTAAAAACATTTACATCTTTACCAGATAATTCTTTAGCAGCCTCTTGTTTTAAACTTTGGAATATCTCTTCTTTATCTTCATAAGAAAGTCTATTGAAAGCATTTCTCATAAGATCTTGAGACATAGCTCTAAACTTACTGTCTCCCCTAAGTATTTCTCCGTTTAAGGATTTAGCATCATTCTCTAGCTTTTTTCTATATTCTTCAGCAGTAAATCCTTCAGGAATAAGACCTTCAGCTCTAGCTTGCTCATCTGAGATAGCTCTAGCATCATCTAGAATCATATGTCCTAGGCCGATTATTTCATTTTTAATAGCGGTAGCCTGATCAGATGGGGCTACTGCATCTTTTTTAGGAGATCCTTCAATCTGTACTACAGGACCATCAATCGCTATGCTTATGTCATTTTTAATTTTTCCAGGAGTAAACCCGATACCACTAGAAGCAATGTCCTTAGCCGCAGATGCAATAATTTGTTCTCTAGAACCTTCCCTGTTTTGGCTAGGTTTATTATTATTTTGAATACCAAGTTTTTCTAGCATACCCTTTAGAAGATCAATAGCAGCTTTTTCTTTTCTTTCATCAACAGTAGCAATCTGATCATTGATCCAGTCCGCAACTTCTTTATGCCTTCCAATACCATCTTCGGATATTATCATTCCAGCATATGCTTCCGCTAGATATTCTCCTTCATCAGTAGCTGCATAGTCACTTAGAGGATATTCAGTCATAAATCTACGAAGCGTATCTTTCGTAGCCTGATCGCTAAAATTAATGATACCTTTTTGTTCAAGAACGTGTGCTATTTCGTGAGCAATTGTAGACTCTAGCTCTGTAGCATCTGCCCTAGGATTTTCAGTTAGTTTAGGGTTAGGTTTATTATCTTCTTCGTTCAAAATTTGACCATTAACAAACATGTGAGGAAAAGACAACCCAGCTAAGTTTCGGCCACGAGTACCATCATCTCTAGTAAATGGCTTGAAAAAATCCTCTATATTAGGATGAGTAACAATAACTTGAAGCTCTTTTACAGGGAACTTAAATTTAACTCTAGATAATACATCCGAAAGTTTATTTGCAAATTTAGCCACTCCAGCAGCTGTAGCAGCTCTGTATTCGGTATTTACATTTGTTTTACCATTTTTCTTAGTTGGATTAGTTATAAATCTAACAACTTTAATAGTCACATTATTATCTTTATTTATATAGATATCGTGATGAGGAAGCAACATATGCTCCTCATCATGCCTATTAATTAAAGGAATTATATGCTTAGTAAGATAGACCTGAGCATTAATAGATAGATTGTCACTACTAGCTCCATCTCCCTTAACAACACCCATGTACCACGTGTAAATAGCATTTTTTTCAGCCATCGTTAAGTTATCAGTTTCTACATCTGCTGCTAACCACTCTGGCTTTGCATCAGGAAGAGGTCTAGTTCTCTGATCTCCGGCACCAGATAAAAGTGCTGTAATAAATGTTCTGTGTAGCTCGTTTAAGGAAATAGGTTCCTCGACTGGATTAGTTTGACCAGATCCTTCAGGAAGTTCATTTTCTTTAGCATCTAGTTTTTTCTTTTTTGCAAACTCGGAGATAACCCAGTCAGAGTTTTCTACACTATCATCAACGTTGATAGACGGAATCTCTCTATTTTGTGATGGGCCAGTGACATTAGGAGTACTCCTGTTAAATTCAATAAGATTATCAAAAGCGTTTTTATCTTTAGGAAGCTGGTCCACTAAATAGGAGATTACTTTATCTGCGTTCTCAGCGATAAAAGTTTTTTGATCAAGTACTTTATGAGAATCATCACTAGTAGCAGCCCTTACTAGTCTATTTTTTCCTGCCAGTAGAACTACTTCAGCTTCTTCAAAGCAACCAAAACCTGTGCCGGGAATAGAAAGTACCTGCTCAACAGGAATAATAGTTCCCATAAACATTCCGGCTCTTTCTTGCAACCTACTAGTAGCAAAGTTGAAAGCATCACCGTGAAGCCAGGCCCAAGCTGACATAGGTCTTTGCAATATTTCAGCATCTCCTATGCCATTATACTCAATACCGGTATCTATTTTAAAAGCTTCTTCGTCTACTCCAGTACCTCTGTAAAGAGTTAAGTATTTTATTCCATAGTTTTTAAATCGATCCTGGGTAAGATCGTACATAGTTTTTAAGAAATCTTTAAGAACAGAACTGTGGATTCCATAGTAGTATTCTGCATTTTCTAAAATATCTTTTGTATACTGGGCGTTTTTACTTTGAACTTTCCATGGGGCCCACGAACCAGCAGGCATTTTAAATGTCTCAGCAGCAGCAATCTGTAAAGCGTGAGATAGCATATCACTACCATTAGATGTCTCTGCCCACTGCGCAACAAGTATTGAAGCGGCTTTTTCTTTAAATGCCTCTATGTCTTCCGGATTGTCAAAGAAAATTGGTTTTTTATTTTCATTTGCATAGTAATCGTCAAAAAGAGTTTTATAGTCAATAGTTTTTTCATCGTAAGGGTTTCCGTACAGTTCTTCATCGTAAGGATCCATGAAATCTAGTACTTCCCTTAGAGTTTCTACATGTAATCCTTCATATGGAGAGTGCTCAGAGTCATCAATAAATAATATAATAGAATTTCCATTTAAATTATCCGATTTACTATCTAAAGCTTTTAGAGCCATCTTTTGACTATCTAGATAACTCAACCTAGATCTGACTACCTGACTGATAGATATGGCATGATCCAATGCTCCCAAAATATCTTTGGGAGAGGATAACATATTATTACCTATATTTTTAGCGGCAATCTCTTTTAATTGCTCAGAGGCTCCGCCCATATGTCCAATTGAGCTATCTATATCAAAAGCATCCGGATCGTACCACGTAGCAATCTCATTAAGTCCAGTCTCTTCATTCTCAGCCATAAGCTCATTTAAAAGATCAGACTGTATTTTAAGTACGTCTGTAAATCCAGGTACATCCTTTGGATCCAAATTGATTCTAGGGTATAAAAGATCTTCGTCATTAAATAGGTGGTATGGATTTATAAGTGATCCATCCTTAACATTCTTGAAGTTTTCTAGACTTCCATCCTTATTTAGAACTACATCTCCGACTCCTCCGGATCTTTCCATTGTAGTTGGATTTTTAAAGTCCACAGTGCTAACGCCAACTACAACAGGCACATACTCTCTTCCAGCTATACGTGCAGCTTCAACCCTATGATTTCCTTCTGCAATAAAAGCTCTTCCAGTAAGAGGGTTGTACCAAACTAGTACCGGCTCTAAGTAGCCAGTTCCGTCTTCGAGGTCATGGGCTATAGAAGATGTACTGCTCTCCATATCTGCAAGATTGCCTTTCATTGTGGCAAGCTTTTCAGTTCTAACATAACCCAGTGGATTACCGCCATTACCTATTCCATATATTTTTACACCTTTGCCAGTCCATTCAGTAAGGTCTAGGTCTGGGTCATTCTTGTCTCTATAGGAGTTATTTAGAGGAATTACTTCAAGATATTTATTAAGAATAGTAGGCTCTTCAACATTTTCTCTATTTTGATTAGGTCCATAGTCAATTTCATCGCCATCAAGCTTAGGCTCTTCTACAGGAAGACCCTTCTCCTTAAGAAGATCAATCTGTAGTTGCTTAGATTCTAAAGAATCGTGTACGTCTGGTTTTCCAGCATCCACCGAGTTAGAAAAAGCTTTACCGTACATGGTAAGAGTGCTTGAGTGGTTAACAGGTTTACTGTAGTGCTTACGAGCTACATACAACATTGCTGTTGCAAGACCGCGGCGTCTATATTCATCATTGGTAAGTACTAAACCAATTTTAGCAGCAGCATTAGGATCTTTTTTGTCATCATCATCTACTCTTAATGAAGCTATATGAAGAAATTTTCCACCAAATGTATCTACATTTTCCATACCCTCAGGTGTAAAGTTGGGTGCTAAGAATCTACCTTCAAGATCATGTACGGTTACCAGTACACTTTTATCGCTACTGCTGTCAGTGTTTATGTCAGTAAGGATCATATATTTTCTACCGTACTTATCAATAAATTTATCTGTGTAACGGACAAACCCAGTAAACTTTTTAGGTTTAGATTTACCTAGAGTAACTTGATCAGCGATGGTTTCCATATTTGTTTTAGAATCTGGGTTAGCTACAGTTGTGAATTTAGTGTACTCAAATCTCCTAGAAATTTTAGCTGCACGTATTTTTGAGTCATCTCCCGAAGCTATGGCATCTTCTACATTTTTATTTTCCCAGTCCATGATTTTTTGCTGTTTTGCATTAAATGGAGTGCCGTCGGGCAGCTGAGTGTAATCATAATTATAGATAGTATCTAGATCAAGAGTACGATCATTAGGATCAAAAGGCTCAGGCGGATACTGGTTCTCACGGTTTTGAGAAGGTTGATTATTAGATAGAGTAACCTTTGATTCATCATTTCTATGAAGATCAGGGTTAGGGTCAACTGAAAGAGAGAATGCTCTACCAAAAGAGGTTAACATTTCTGAGTGCTGGACTTCTTTTCCAGAACGCTCTCTTGCTAAGTGAAGAGCTGCAGTAGCTAGACCTCTTCTTACATATCTATCTGAAGTGTAGACCATGCTAATTTTGTTATTAAAGACATCTAATGAAGACACAGGAGTTCTATCTTCTGAATTATCTTGAAGATCTTGTAGGGAGTTTTTACTCTTATCGTAAAGCTTTACGTTTGACATGCCGAGGCCGTTTACTACCTTGGTAACTACCCAGTACTGTCTGCCGTACTTGTCAGTAAACTCATCAATATACTGAGTACTCTGCTTGTACTCTGGTGGTAGATCTGCATAAGGTTTACCGGCACCGCTGTAGTTCATTCTAGAAGTATTGTCATCTAGAAGTCCCACCTGATCTTTAATACTTTCAAGATTAGTGCCAGACTTTAAGTTTGGTTTAGCGGTGTATCCCTGATAGATACGTCTTCTTTCAGCAATACGCAGTTTTCTTTCAAAATCATCAGGTTCATTGTCAATCGCATCTTTAAGAATATCCATTTGTTGCTGTTGATAAACATTGAATGGGGTACCATCAGGCATTTGAGTATAATCGTAGTTGTAATACTTCTCTAAATCAATAGTGGGATCTGTAGGATCAAAAGGTTCTTTCTTGGCTTTGTTTCTCTTGAAAAATCCTTCACGGTTTTGAGATGGTGCATTGTCTTCCTGTAGTTTTATAGACTTCTCGTTATTGTGCAGATCAGGCTTACCAGGGTCAATGCTGTTAGAGAAAGCAAATCCCATGCTAGAAAGATTATCTGAGTGAATTACTGGAAGTCCTAATCTCTTTTCTAGAACAGCAACCAATGCTGTTGCTATGCCTCTTCTTTGGTATCTATCGGTAACCATTACACTTTGGATTTCAGACACAGATGGGTCTCTAAATATGTAGGAATCGAGTCCTCCGACATCATTAATTCCAGACACAGGTTGATCTTTTCTTACATAATCTTCAGGTAGAGGCATACCTTCAAAGTTTTTTTGGTCGTAGGCTACTACAGTCTGACGTCCAGAGCTTTCGTCTATGTTAGTAACTATGTAGTATTTTCTACCATATTTATCGGTAAACTTATCCACATATCTTGTGTAAGTTAGTCCACGAGCTTCATCAAAATACTTTACAGCTGGCTTATCGCTAAACTCTACCTGTTTAAGAATGCTATCTCTTGTAGTAGAAGAGCCTTTGGTAGGCTTAGCAATTATTTGCTGATATAAAGTTCTTCTAAAGTTTTTTAAATTCTTTACAGCAAAAGAGTTAGCATCTTCATCATTATTTTTAAGAATGTTTTCTAATCTTTTAGCTATTGCATCCATCTGCTGCTGCTGATCACTATTAAAAGGAGTGCCATCAGGCATCTTGGTATAGTCATAGTTGTAATACTCATCTAAATCTGCTTTTTTATCTCTAGGATCAAAAGGCTCTGGAAGGTACTTAGACTCTTCTTCCTTAGGAGCAGACTCTATTTTTTCAAAGTGCTTGTCAGCAGCTGGCCATAGATTGCGTAGCATTTCTTCAGGCATACCTTGAGCAGTAGGCTTAGTCATAAAGTCTGAGAGCTGGTCTCTACTAGTGAACATTCTCAAGAAATCGTCAACGTTGGTAGAAAGATCCCAGCTGCTCTGTTTAATCCAATCTGCATTTTCATCGCTGTTATCGATGTTTATAGGTTTTTCAGCACGTTCTCTATTTTGAGAAGGCTTGCTTTGTTCTTGAATTACTGTCTGTCCGCTTACTGGATCGTTAGATACAATTTGATTTCTTTCGGCTTCTTCTTTAATTGCCGCTTCTAGATCGCTATTATCTCTATTTCCAGGATATGAGTGATATGAGAACAAAGCTTCTTTTATGTCCCCGCCTAAAACAACAACTTCACGTTCATCCATAGATCCAAACCCAGATCCAGAAAATGATATAACTTTATCGGCCGGAACTATTGTAGCCATAACTACTGCATTTTTACCTGGCGAGTTCATTGCAAAACTCTCTGCTTTATATCTATTAGTTGACCATGAAGATAGTGGCCTCTGCTGTACAGTGCCTGAAAATACTCCAGTAGACCCTAAATTATTATAAATTTCATTTAGTTCTGTAGAGTCAGATCCCCTATACACAATAAACCCATCAATACCCTGATCCTTCAGCAGATCTTGAGTAGCGTTATACATTGCATGTAAGAACTGTGTATAAATAAGTCTGTGATCTTTAACTTCTTGATCAACCTGATCTTCATAGTGGTTATTTAAATCTATTAAATCTTTTACTTCATTAGGAACGGTTCCCTGCTCCCTATAGATATCTACATTGTATTGATTCATGCCTCTAACAAAGCTCCACTCGGATGTGGCTTTAGGGTCCATAGCAAATATATCTTTAGCTACTTTTTGCATAGCATGAGATTTTATGTTTTTATCATTAGAAGACAGTGCCCATGAGTGAATTAAATTAGAAATCATTATTTTCTTCAGATCATTTACATCTTCCTGATTAAAACTTGAATGTACTCTTAAAAACAATTGATCATTTATAAACTTTATAATACTGTTTGAATCTGTATTGCCCATTTTTTCTAGAACAGAATTCATAAGTTCTTTATTTACAGTCAATATAGATATAGTTGACAGACTCTTAACTTCATTAACATTAGTGACTAAAAGTTCTGTATCTTCTTTTATATCGGATAGATCTGCATTAAAAGCGTTGTATATTGATGAAGATGCAGGGCCTGAAAGACGAGAAAAAAAGGCCTCTTTTGCTATACCGTTGTAGTTCATGTAATGCACATCCATGCGGCTAGATGCATTAAATAGTGGAGAATATCCACCGCTCATAGCAGCTTTAAGCAAATCATCAAATCTAGCATCTGGCATATACCTAAGAAGTCTTGCAGCTGCAACTTGCTTAAGCAGGATAGATTGAGAAAACTCAGACGTTGAGCTAAACAGATCGGATATAGAGTCGCTTGCGCTCAGATCGTCTATTTCGCCATTTCTTACAGCATCTTCTACAGCTGAAATATTTGTCTTTTGAGTAGCTGTAGTGATATTTCTTTCAGCACCCTCACGGTTTTGGTTAGGGTTAGACTTTTCTTTAGCTGATTGAACGTCACCTAGATCACGGATCTTGTCGTCATAAACGTTACGGATTTGCTCTAGGTCATTGCCACTTGTAGCGGAATCTTCGTAAAGTGAGTTTAGCTTCTTAAGCTCATTGTAAAGTTCTTTAGCTGCAGCTTTGTAGACGTTCTTGTCTGCACCAGGCTGGTTTCTAAAGTTTTCAATTGCATTTTCAAGATTGTTTTTAAAGGCACTTAGATCATTCTCTAGATTTCCATTGTAAGAAGCATTTTCTATAGCTTCAGGAGCTACCGAAGTTTTAGGTAAAGCTTTACTTCTATTAGAAATAATATTTCTGATCTCATACTCATTTTGAGTGTGGAATACATTATCTAAGGAATATGACTCTTTAGAGTCGTTGATGTTTACAATTTCAGGATTTTTATTTCCATCAAGCCTGAGTTGATATCCCCACTCAATAAAGTCTGTTTTATCCCTAAAAGCTGTAGGATTAGGCTTTTTAAATACTTGTAGCGTTATCTTTTTAAGATTTCCATCACTATCAACAACAACTAGATCATCTCCCTTGTTGATTATTTTACCGTCGGCACCCCTGTGTATAGGGTTAACCTCGGCACCATTACCTGAAGAGTAATTATCTATATATTTTTCAAAATTATCTAAATAATCTGTACTAGACATTATCTTTTTAAAAGCTATTTCTAGATCTACATAACGAATAAAGTCATCTATATCTTCAGGGTTTAAAATCTTTGCTAGCTGATTAACCTTATCGTTTGCATCTTTTTTAGCAGCATCAGGATCTTCAGTTCTTTTACTTCTGTGGATGAAATCATAGACTTTTTTAATAGCATTGAACAGTCTGTAACCGTCTTCACGAGAGATCTTGTCTGGAGTCTCTTCCGAGGTAGGCTCTTTTACAACTTCTGGCTTAGGCTCAACCGGTTTAGCCTTAATAGCTTTTTCAATATCTTTTTTGTCTTTAGGGCTAAAAGCATTGAGCTTAGTAAGCATATTGAAGTTATATGTAGTTTCTTTCCCGTTAGGACCTCTTACGGTTAGCTGAACAACTCTACCTAGAGTATCTTTCTTAACTACAACTCCAAGAGCATAACCATCTGGACCATAGATAGTCCACCCAACGTCTACTTTTTCTGCTAGATATTGCTTAGCTGTTTCCTTGGTTATTTGAGTTGGGCCAAGATCTTTAGGAGTTTCTACTGAAGTTACAGGAGTCGCGACAGGTTTTTCCGGCTTCTCTTCAACGGGCTCTTCTGGCTTTTCTTCAGCAGATTTAGCAGTTTCTGCCTCTGCCTTAGCTTTCTCATCCCACTTTCTCTGTACTTCAGCCATCTTAGCTTCTTGAACTGGAGCAGTAGCGTCTTCATCCATTTTTGGATCAGTGCTGGTTGGCTTGAAAGCATCGTAGATCATTTTAGGGACGTCAATCATGCCGCCTTTTTCATCTACGTAAAGGAAGTACTTAATAGGCCCCCAGATATTTTCTGATTGACCTTTGACAAAGTCGACGTCTTTAAGATTTTGACTCTTGCGCCTACCAATAGCAAATCTGCTGTAAAGTTCACGGTAGGTCATTACTTCGCCATTCCAGCGAACTTTTTTGTCTAGGTGGGCTTTAATTTTACCTAATTGCATTGGAGATAGAGCATCAAAGTCTAGAACTCCGCCAGCGGTCTCAATAACATTTTTCTTAGGCTCTTCTGTAGGCTCAGCTGCTGGCTCTTCTACAACTTCAGGCTCATTTACAACTTCTTCAACGTCAGACTCAGAGATGCCATCTTCTACTTCTATATCCCTAAAGAGGTTGTCAAAGTTGAAGTCTAGAGGATCGGTTGGTTTGCCGGCACCTTCCTTCATACCCTTATTAGTTAGTACATTGAGCTGCTTCATTGCATCGACAAGTTCAGCTATTCTCTTAGCAATAGCTTTTTTCTCATTTTCATCTGTTGAAGAACTTCTAGTGTTGTTTAAAATATCCTTATAATCGCTAAGTTTTTCATGCAACATTACAACAGGATACGGGCTAAGCTCTTGCTTCAAACGCTTAGCTTCGCGTTTCATGTTCTTGCCTCGTTTAGCGGCTAGATACTTTCTGTAAAGCTGGCCAACTTCAGTCCAAGCATCTATATTAGCCTGACGTTCTTCCTCGGTAAGTTCCTTAGGTTCTTCTTCTACCTTAGTTTCGGCTACAGGTTCAGTAGCAGGCTTAACGTTCTGGTTCTCGTCAGAGTAGCGAGCTAGGCCGGTTATTCCACCAAACTTAGCCAAAAACTCTTCATCATTAACAAAGACATTATCGTAATACCCGCCCTGTGCACGGTTAGGTTCTTTAATTTCAAAAACTCTATTTCCGTTTTCATCGGTCTTAACGGATACAACTTGTGCATAGAAGTTAGGACTAGTTTCTTCGCTTTTAGTTCCCTTCCATCTAGTAGTTGGAGGGAAGTGCCCACCATACATTAGGTAGTCGCCAGATTGAATTTGATCTAAAGATTCTAAAGGAATGTATTCGGATGTGTAAGGGTTGTTATTTCCACCATTTTCAGCTATTGCATTAGCCACCATTTTTCTGGCTTCTTCTACAGCTTTTTTCCAAACTTCCGGATCATTAATATCTCCTGGAACCTCGGCATTTCTATAGTCAATAAGTCTACGTCTAGACATATCTTCTCGCCATTTGTTATTTAATAAGCTTATTCTCCAACCAGCAACTCTTCCCTTTTTGTTGTAGCTATTAGGCTCGATCGCTTCTTCGTAATAGATCTCTGCTCCATAGCGAAGTCCATCTTTTGCACGAACGTCGGGATAGTCTGCTTCGTGCTGGAATCCTTCTCCATTTATTACATATTTAGCGTAAGGTTCTCCCGCACCTGCGGGGAACATTTGAACATCATCCGGTAGAGGGAAGTTATGCTCGCCAGTTATTTCTTTTGATTCGGTTGTAGGAGTGGTTTCTTCTTCAACAGGCTGTTCTTTTTCATCCTCATCATTTAATTTAAAGAATTTAAAACCATACTTATTTTCTAGTTCTTTTTCATTATCAAGTCTTCTTTGAAGTTCTTCTTTAGCTAGATTTTCATCTTTATAAGCATCTATCATATCCCCAATGTGCGCTGCACTTCTTTCAGATGACCCTAGCATAATTTCATATTCGCCCCAGTTAGTTTGCTTAACAAAGTATTTTCCAACTAGATCTTTAAACTCAGGATCCATATCACCCTCTAGACCAACATCTAGAGTTACTTTTTCTATTTTTCCGCGATTAATTAGATATATAGTATCTCCACGCTTTGGCTTATGGCCATCAGCTGTAACACCTTCAGTAGCATCTCTACGTGCAGGATCTTTCCAAATCTGATATTGCTGAGCTAACCACTGCTTAGCTTTTGCTATAAGTTCAGGATCTTTATAGTACCCATAAAGATCTGCCCCTCTCCAATAACCGTCTTTGTCTTGGAATTTTACAGAGATGTGATCTCTAGGGTAGTCAGTACTTCCCCAGTATCTAATCTCTCCCCAGAATTCAGCACCTTTCTTTGGAACTGCCATATTTCCGCTACCATTGCGAGGCCTAGCCATATTCCAACCAAGAGCAATTTGACCATACTTATCTTTTTCCCAGTCAGCTGCAACATCTTGTAGATCTACAAAACTGTCATCAATTTTTTCTGGCTCGTTGGCAGGAGTAGGTGCGGCAGCTGGAGCATTTATGTTTCTATATCTCTTAGCAAGTTCAACGTAAGATTGATTTATAAGATTCTCTAGAGCTGACTTGTCATTCTCATCGCCATCAACTTCAAAAGTTGCAACTACGTTACCCTTTGGATCTAGAATGGTGGCGGTCCACTTACCATCCTTGTTAGATATGACAGCTCCAAATGGAGGTTTTTTCAGCCGATCTATTTTTTCAGTTTTAGCTGCTTTCCATTTTCCAGTCTTAGGATCTTTTAGAGCTCTCCAAATGTAGTCATCTCCAACTTTTCTAAAGAAGTGCGGGAATGTGCCTGGAAGTTCACCGTTGTTATATTCTTCATTTCTTCTTGCAAGAGCTTTTGTAGCGAACTCAAATGCTTTTCTAAAAGTTTCTTCCTCGCTACGTTCTAATTCAAAATCTAATAATTCTGCAGGACCGTAACCATCTCCATCGATGGTGCCGTCCCAGTTTCGCCACTGAATTTCTGTGTATTTTTGATCTAGAGATCCATCAGCTTTTCTTGTAAAAGTAATCTTTATACGAGCCCCTGGAGCGCTAAAGTCTTTGTTGTGCCAAATAACTACTGCTTTTTTACCAGCAGCAAATTTTGAAGGATCTTCGTAAGGTAATGCACCTTCTTCTCCTTCTTCGCCATCCTCTTCGCGGTTTTGAGAAGGCTTGTCGCGGTTGTCTTGCTCTTCGATCTCAAAGCCCTTTTCAATAAGCTTTTTCTCGTCGATTTCAGCAGGGAATTCTGGCTTAGGATGTACCATCGGCACATAGCCTTTTTCTGCATAGCCCTTAGGGTCAATCTTTCCCTTGCCGATAGGGTCTTCTCTTGTTACTTCTGGTTCTGGAGTTTCGGTAGATTCTTTTTTACCAAGGTTAGCGTCAATAATGTCTTGTACAGCTTTAACAACTTCATCCCAGTTTCCTCTTAGGCTACTTCCTTCACGTTTTTCGACATGCTTGATTTCACCAGGTTTTAGATTTTTATCTAAAAGGTCTAGAAGTTCTTCGTAATCAATACCTTCTTTTCTTCCATAACCATGCACATCCAGGTATGGAGCTAAGATATCTTTTATAAGACCTCCCACTACATCGGTTTTTTCACCTAGTGGGTCTACAGCTTCAATTCTTTCTTTTAAAAGTTCTTTTATGCGATCAAGAGCATCGAGTTGTCTTTTCCTGTAACCTGGATCTAAGAATTCTTTTACTTCATCTAAAACTTGCTTTAATTTATCTGAATACATGCCTTCATGTACTGCTCCAAGGTTTTCTTTTAGATGCCTAATTAGTCCTTTATAATCTTTAATGTCTAGCTTTATAATTTCTTGTACAATTTCATACGCCTCTTGAGCGATTTGATCAGCCCTTTGCTTTGGATCCTGATTAGGATCAATTCTTTTGCCAAGGTTTATTGCTATCCTAAGGACAGCTTCAATGATTGATTCATAAAGAAGTTTTCTTTCTGGACCGTATATTTCAGTAGTAGATTCAGCTGGGGTCTTGACTCCATTTAAGAAGTCTTTTGCATGAGCAATTATGGAATACTGGTCACCGTTTCCAGGCAAAATCTTCTCATTTAAATACTCCGCTAATCTCTGATATTTAGATACAGGTACGCCTAAATTATGAATTTCTTCAATAATTTCATCAACTTCAAGTCGTATTTTATCCTCAAGTTCAAGGTCAAAATCCTCCCAGCGGCCACTAGATTTATATAAAGCATTACGGATCGCGGCCCTCAATAAAATAATAAAAACTTCATCAAATGAATCGTTATTTCTGCGTCTACCTCCACCACCACCGCCGCCATTACCGCCACGTCCACCTCTACCGCCGCCGTTACCTTCTCCGCCTCTGTTGTTACCATTGCCACTACCCTCTCCACCCTGATTCTCATTTTCAGGTGTAGGTGCAGGAACGTTTGACTTAGAAGAAGTTAGTACTTTTTTGAAGGTTCCAACTGGAACAACTTCGTGCTTGACTTCACCGTCTTTGCCTACATAAACAACAACTCGGTCACTAGACTTTTTAACATCAGGAACGCCGATGCCATGCTCAAAAACGTTTACAACGTTAGCTGGGCCATCCGGACTTTCGTAAACCATTCCAGGTTTGAGATCTTCAGCCTTTACTGCATCTGCGTTAGAAGAATCAAGTTTTCCTGGCAAAGGATAAATAAAGTCTGGACCGTCGCCAGGTACAAAGTTAGCTCCTGCTTTAGTAACATAAATTATTCCATTTTTGTGTACAACATACTCATCTAAACCTTTTGGAAATACATCTCCAGGTTTATAATCTTTACCTTCTACCCAGTAGTGCCAGTTCCCGTGTCTATCTTGACGTATTACTACAACTTTACCGTGAAGATTTCCATCCTTGTCATATACAATATCTCCAGGTTTGACATCTTCAGGCTTCTTTACATCTGGAGTTCTAGCTTTTCCGCCTCGTGGAGTAGTAGTTTTTTTACCTTTACCTTTTTCTTCTTTTTTAGGGGGGTTTACTCTTTCAGAGTTTGCAGTCCAATGGATCGGTTCTCCGTGGATGTAAGGCTCAATTGCAACTTTCCAGAATTGGCCAATATTAGGTAGAATGCTATCCTCTCTATTGTGAAATGCAATAAGAGCTGCTGCAAATAATTCAGCCATTCTTTCATCAAATGCATTAGGATTTATTTTTGGATCTAAATCTGCATTTGGGGTAACTGCAAATCTCTTGAATGGTTTAGCATCTGTACCCCAGAACATCTTTTTAAGGTCTCCCCAAAGAGGAGAGTTAACCAGTTTTCCATGCTTTTCTCTATTCCAGAGGTGACCTAGCTCGTGAAAGAATACGTGCTGAAGTGCAGGAACAAATCCTCCAGGATTTTGACCGTAATATTCTTCTTGTCCCTGCTCATTTATTCCTTTGAAGAGTCTTCTTTTGTCAGCTTTATCCAGATTATGCAATTGATCCCAAAGAATCAAGTGCATAGTACCATCAGGTTCGGTGTGAGACTCCCCGGTTAAGCATCCAAGCTCGGGGTGGTCCTTATCAAAACCAATGACTTCACCCTCAGTAAAAGCTGGATCTCCTTGCTTAGCAATTTTAATTCTTACAGGGAGTTTAAATCCAAGCTTTCTTGCAGTATCTAGGTATCCTTTAAGTTCATCTAGAAGTTGACCATTTATGTCAGACTGCTTGTCAAATTCAATAGTAAATTCTCCATAGCGAAGTATGACTTTTTCACCGATACCCTGTAAATTCTTATAAGTAGCAGCTGCAATAGCATATTCTTTTTCATTTATATCGGTTCTGCCTTCTGGATCTTTAAGACGTGTACCTTTACGAGACTCTCTAAGAGCTTTCCAAAATAGTTTTACAAAATCGTCTAAGTTCCCAGCAGACTCGTACATATCTTTATACCAGGAAGGGTATCTCTCCCAAGAATCGATACGATCGTAGCCAACCGGAATATATTGCTTAGGCTTTTTTGTAAACTTTTTCTTTAAAAAGTACCCTCCAGCTTTAAGTTTAGCTAAAAATTCCAATTCTTTTTTGTTAGGTACGCCATTGCCCTCACCTAGCTCACCGCCACCGCCTCCACCACCGATTCTAAATTGGTTAGGAGTGTTGTTAGTTCTATCTTTATTGGTGTTTAGCCGAGCTAGAACCTCTGCAGCTTTACCTCTGGTAGTTGCTTCATTAACAGCTTTTTTAGCTTCGGCAGCAATCTCTTGATTTTCTGAGCCAGCAAGTTCATTGAGAGCATTTAGTTGGGCTTCAGTAACTGGATTATTTCCAGATATAGAGTTTTTAAACGCAGCCATACGTTCTTGGTAAAGCTTTTGCATTTCCGGAAAATTCAATAGACGCATATCTTGATTGTCTTCAGCAGCAGCTCTATCGACAATCTTTGAGACTAGGTTGAATGAATCTTCCGCATCTCCATCAGCTGAGTGCCAGTTAGCAGGTTCAAAACCTAAGAAGTTTGCAACTGGGCCAAGGCTGGAGCTGGCTCTTACTTCGCCAGTCTTGCGATCTGGAGCCTTAGGACCGTCAGTGCCTTTTTCTGGATCGTACTTAGGCAGAAGTGAGGCAAGATCTTTTGAGTCAACGGTTCCGGCAATGTTTAACTTGATACCTGAATCATCAGCCATACGCTGTAAAATCTCTAGATCAAATGGAACGTTCTGTCCACCAAGAATAGCATTAGGACCTATAAACTCTAAGAACTGTTTAAGAGCTTCTTCAGGACTCATTTGCTCTTGAAGCCATTCTGGAGTTACAGCAGTGGTTACAGGCTTTCCGTTTTCATCTCTAACAATATTGCCATCCCCATCTACAACATCTCTCTTTAAGTTATTTGCAGACCATTCGGAAAGTTTGCTTCCAGGATTGATGTAAACGTTAAAACGCTTTATAACTTTTCCATTCTTAACTTGAACTGCTCCAAGTTGAATAGGATCATTTTTGATACCCTGGCCGTCATAATCAGAGATACCAGTAGTCTCAAAATCAAAGTATGTTATTACCTGAGATTTTAGACGTTCTGCAACTTGCTTCCAGTTCTTTGCACCAGCAAGAATTTTTTGCAAAACTCCAGTGAAAGCACCGGGGGTAGGTAGGCGTGCACCATTAGCGTCCATAGTTGCTGATTGTAGATCAATTCCCAAATCAGCAATTGAAGATCCTTCTCTATTTTGAGCAGGCGCAGCTTCAGGAGTAGGCTTAGCTTCATCTTTGCCGATCCATGCTTGAATAGGGTGGTCAGCGGGGACGTTCATAATTGCACGACGTCCATTTTGGAACTGAATAAATATTTGCTTAGTGCCGTCAGCTAAAGTCTTAACATTGGTAATTTTTCCATACTGATCAGAACCTTGATCGTAAACAATATTTCCAGCAGCTAGATCTTTACCAGTAAGCGCAGTTGCGGTTTTCTTAGCAGCTTCTTCCTTGTAGTTTTCTGGATCTGGAAGATCGGCTTCGGCATCTTTAAGATCTTGTGGAGTCGGATCTTCTATCTTAAGAGTGTCTTCATCTTGAATGCCACCGTCTCCAACTTCATACCCTTCAGTATTTTTCCCTAACTCAATTCCACGCTTTTTTAAATATTCAGGGTCTAGTGTTGCAAGTACTTCTTCAGCATTATTGTATTTAATGTATAGAACTTTGCCAGCAAAATTAGGATCGCTAGGGTCAACTAAAACTCTTGCAAATTTACCATCTGGAGTTGCACCAATAAATTTACCAATAACGCGGGCAGTTCTACCTGCATCATTTCCTCTTTTTTTACCTAAACGAACTTTAGCTTTAATACCGCGACCCATTTCAACCCAGCGACCAAATTTGTCACGGAACTGAGTTAGAACCTCGGCACGGCGTTCGGCAGAGGTATACTCACCGTCTCCGTCTCCGAAGCCGTCAGCTACTATAGGTTTTAGGTAGTCAAAATCCACTATTCTCCGCCATCCTTAAGGATGTCTACCCCGATTAAACGTTGCAGCTCCTCATTGGCGGCTTTAGAGCCTTCTAAAGTTAGGTTTACTAGTTGCTCGATTGAAAGAGATGAGTATGGCACTTTTTTAACAACGTGCTCATCATTTCTATAAGACTCTACGGTAAGCATAGGCTCGGCCTTAGACTTTTTATTTTCGTCCATTTATATATCCTACGTAGTTATTCTGACGGAGTGTTTTTAGGAGTAGGCTCTGCTACATCCTCTTCACCACTATCATATAGGAAATCTGGATCGGGGTTTGGGAAAGAGATAGCAGTCCAATACTCTTCATCTTCAGGAGTATAGTGATCAGGGTTTAAATAATTTTCCATGTAAATACTCCTCGAAATAGTTAATAAGTCTGTAAATAGTATACCAAAGTATCTGAATAAAGACTTAATTAACCACCAAGAAGTGCTTTAAGTTGATTAAGAATATTGACTCTATCCTCAGGATCAGCTAGACTAATGCTCCAGTTGTTTGCTTTTCTATCCCAGAAGAATGAGAATGGGATCTTCTTATCTTTAGGTACTAGTGAAACACTCTTGATTAGATCTTTAGCAGCCATAGTATCACCCATCAGGAAGATTCTATTACCTTCGATTCGATAGTTGACACCGCCTCCAAGACCTCCAGAAGATCCATCTTCACCAGTTACTGGCTCAATTGGCATGGAGGTAGCTCCAGGCTGATTAGTTGGATCATACTCTTCATCTGGGTTATCTTCATAGTAGCCAGCTAGGATGTAGTCAACTGCCTTGCTTGCCATAGAAGCGGCCTCAAACAAAGCGTTTGGCTCTGTTTCCAAGAATCTCTTCCAAGACTGAACATAAGCAGCCACGTTTTCAATACTGGTGTTGATCCCAAACATAGAAGCTAAAATAGCTGCTCCAATTTCTGCAATAAGTTCTTCACGAGCACGGACATCCTTGTGCTTACCGTAGTTATCTAGAAGATCTTTACGATCTAGACGCTGAGGGTCTCCAGTACTGTGGACCAGCTCGTGGAACAAAGTATCTAGGTGCTCTTCAGTGCTATTGAACTGTTCTCTTAGAGGCAAGCTGACTGTGTCCGTCTGAGGTGACCAGAAAGCTGAGTCTCCAGGGGCATATTGGATGTTAGGCCCGCCTGTGTAGGAAGCAAGGATGATATCCTCTACCTCGTGCATAGGAGGTGGGTCTTTTCTAGGAAGTGGTGGAATAGTAATACCCTTAACCACATCTTCGTTATAGACAACATCAATGTCGAGTCTAGTCTTGGTTCTAGAACCATCATCCGGCTTCTGGTCACCAGTCTTTGGGTCAATGATAGTTTTGGTCTCATCTGGCTTTACAGTGTACTTACTCTTCACAACCTTGGTTATAAGCACGCCATCGTTTTCGTCTACGTAGCCACCAAGCTTAGCAATAGCGTTCTTTGTATACCAGCGAGTACCTTTGTAGCCTCTGAATTGGCTTAGAACTTCTAGAATAACTAGGTTTCCACCCTTGTAGTTCTTACCAGTAGCGCCTGATGTAGGTAGGTAAGATCCACCGCCAGTCCAAGGCTTCTTCCAAGGAATAATTCCCTTATCCATAGCCTCGGTAATTTGAGCCATAACCTGATCTACAGCATCTTTATTGCTCTTTATAGGTTTGCTATTTTCGCGGTTTTGAGAAGGACCGTTGTCTTCTAGGTCTTTCCAACCAAAAATTGCCTCGGAAGCTCCAAAGATTCCAGATTTATTTGCCACTTCAGAGACCTTCACGAACTTGTCACCATTTTCGTCAGTGTAAAGTTCTACTCTCTTATTTGGCAAAGCTGATCTGAGTTGAGCCACGTACTCTTCCGGATCTAGTCCATTAGGAATAGGGTCAAGAACAGGAGTCTCGATCTCGGCTGTCATTCTTTCAGCAGCGTGAACTGCCTCTGTGAGTTCCTTTAGACCGCGTTCTCCGCCAGGATATTGAGGATCTCTAGAGATAGGCTCAAGAGACATCTGGTAATCGTACTCAGCTTGAATAGCTTCGTCATAGGCTGCATTAATCTCTTCTTCAGACATTACTGGCTGCTCAGATGCAGATTTATTAGGAGTTGAATCTGAATCTGATTCAATAGCTTTTGCAACTATATCTAAGCTAGACTCTTTGACGTTTTCTGGATCTGACTTAGCATCTATGCTATTATCCCCTTGGAAAATAGTAGTTCCGTTTTTACGAACTTGGATAGCATCATTAGAGATAGTAGCTTCATACTTGCCATCAGGAGAACTCCAAGTGTGCTTGTAGTCATTTCCTTCAGGTCCACCTAGATATTCGGTATTCCAGTTAGCAGTGTAGTCATACTTACTGTCAGGGTTGGTAGCACCTTCACGGTTTTGAGACGGGCCTCCGATAACCTTTTTAGCCTGCTGGCCATTAACATATGATGCACCGCCACCGCCATCAATAGCTTCAAAGAATACGCTAACTTCATCGGAATCGTGACGACTTATCATCTTGATTCTCTTGTTTCCCTTAGCAGTAACTACAGTGTCACCCTTTTGTAGAGTATTAGGGTCTACTTCTACAATTTCAGGTCCTGAGCTTTCAGTATTCTGTGAAGTAGGTTGATCAGGGCTCTTATCAGACCTAGCTTCTAGCTGGCGTAGGTAATCCTTACGCTTTGACTTGAATTCTTCTATCTTACCATCTAGCCAATCCAACATTCCAGGATCTAATTCATCCATAGTTCTAGTTACAGCAACGTACATAAGGTTCAATGCTTCTGTAGTAAGAGATCTAGGCATATTGCCCTTCTCGATAGCGTCAGCATCTTTTTGTGGGTTAGGCTTGAACCATGTTCCTGAAAGTTTAACTTGTTTAGCTTCTAGTCCCTTGGCTCGGTGAGCAGTTAGAACTACGCTGTCGACATCTGCACCACTTAGAGCGTCTACAAGAGCGCTTAGTTGCTCAGATCCATTTCCTTGAACAGGAGTGGTCCAGTCCCAAGTCTTACCTGTATCCCATGTGTATCCCATTGAAGATAGAGTGTCAGAGTTATTCTTAGTTCCATTATTTGGATTCTTTAGCTCAGGTGTCCAAGGCTTTGCATCACCAGTATTGTAGAGACGGATAGCCCCATTTTCAATCTTGTAGCTAATGAAGTTTCCAAGATCTCCTTCGTCGCCCCAGTTGCCATCCGAAGGCTTTTTGAATCCTTGAATACCAATGATTCTTGCACCATCTACTGTCCGCTTTAGTTCAGCAAATACTGCCTTGCCATCGTTATCTCTTTCTTGCTCTTCTAGACGAGCTTGAGTCAGCTCCATAATGCCTAGCAATCTTCCTACTGCTGGATCAGAATCTTCTTGGTGAAGTTCAAGCATTTGCTTCCAGCTGTCGTAGGAGTCTAAGTCCTCATGCGCATTTGATGGGCGATACTTAGGATTAGCACCAAAAAATAGCCACTTAGCTGTAGCCAAGAAACTATTCATTTCAGCTTTAAATTCCCTAATAACACCAGCACGTTGACCTCTACCAACCATAGTCATAATTTCTAGTAGAGCATCAGCGTTGGTTGTGGTAAGAATCATGTCTGCATCTGTCATACTTCCAGGAGTTGCAAGACTTGAAGTCTTATTTGGATTTCCGACTAGACGTTCGTCATCCTCGTCCTTAATCTCCAAAACCTGGTTAGCAAAATCAGCAACATCCTGTCCGGCACGGAACATCATGGTTAGAGGTAGGGTTACCATTCTTCTAAACATATTTAGGCTGTTGACGGCTCCACGGAACTGATAGATAGATTGGTGAGGATCTCCAACAACAACAAGCTGTATGCCATTGTTGTGTAGAGTCTCTTGCTCATCCATAAGTCTAAAGAATACTCCGTTAACGTCCTGAGCCTCATCAATCAGAATAATGTCTGGGATTGCACCAAGACCGTGGGCGCTTTCTCCCTTAGAGTTAACTTCTTTTAGATTAGGGTGGCTAAGAGCAAAGTTCTTCATCATATCGTTGAAAGTTACAGGAATCTGACGAACGCTGTCATCGTGCGGCTCTAGTTTTTCTTTCCATATTTTCTGAGCTAGCTCTAGGAAGAATGGGGTATAAGCCTCAGGGCCTCCTATTTTTTCTCCAATTGCATCGTCGAAGTGTTTTCTTTCAATCATGTCATCTGCACTAATAGTCCAGTTGTTTAGACCCTTAAGTGTAATTTTTACTGCTAAGAACTTAGAAATTCTTTTTCCATTACCTAGCTCTACTTCGTTTGGAATCTTGAAGTAATCAGCTATATCTAAAAAGCCATTGATCGGTCTATTTTTTGCATCCGACTGCTTCTTCATAGCAATAAACTTCTTAGAAAGTTTGCTATTTACAGGAGCTTTGAAAGATACAGAGTCCATAGTTCTAATTTCAGTATTTCCAGGGAACTTAAGTCTGTTCTCATCTGCAATAGCTTTGTTGAAAGCCATAGCAAGAATTCTCTTCTTAGGGAAGTAGTGAAGTATTGCCTTTGCAAGACCGATCAAGGTAGTAGTTTTACCTGTACCGGCTAGAGCCTTGATAACAACTGACCATCCACGAATACCAGCTTCAATAGCGTCTTTCTGCTGATCGGTGTACTCTTTATCCAAGAATCCAATATCGTGTCTACCTGTAGCCAGCTCAGCCTTGTTCTTGGTATCTTCAGGACGTTCTCTATTTTGAGATGGGGCATCGATAACATCTTGAGCTGCTTGCTCTAGTTTCTTAATAGCAGAGTTGATAGCACGCTTTTCTGCTGGACTACTAGTAGAGCTTAAAGCATCTTGCAAATTAGTCATAGCATATGAGAGCCGAGACAAAGTACTCTGCTGATTCACGCCTTCGCGAAGTTGACTAGGGCCACTCTTTTTGTGACGGTCAGGATATTTCTCATCTAGGTAAGCATTTAACTTATCTAGGTCATATCCAGTAGGGACTCGTAAGCCATCAACGTCTAGGTTGTTAGCAATGGCGTAGTCAAGTTCTAGACCGTCCATTTCCTTAACTAGATCACCGATTTCGTTAGAGTTGACATTTGGAAGCAACTTCCAGATCTCTTCTCTACGTTCCGCAGATACTATGTCTCTAGGATCCAATAGACGTCTTTCAACGCTCTTCAACTGCTTAGGGCTTGGTTTTCTGATCTTATTTAGTGGATCATCAATAACGTTGCTTTCAGTAAGAGGTTGTTCACCATCGTCTGGCTTTGGAGGAAATAAGCTTGAGAAAGTAGGACGATCGTTTGTAGGAGTTCCTTCTGGAGATGTAGAGTTAAGAGCATTTCTTGCTTCTTGCTCTAGATCCTTAGGATCTGGTTCGTCTCCTCTAGCAGCTCTTTCAACAGCTCTATCAGCTATAAATTTTAAAGCACGTTCGACAAATGCTTCGTATCCTGGAATATACTTAGCAAGTTTTGCATCATAGTCATTATCTGAAGCATCGAGATCAAAGATATTGTCTTTAATCAAATCGGTTCCAGACTTAGCTCTCTTAAGCATCTGCCCTAGAAGTTTGACGTTAAGTTCTAGATCATTAGCTGCATTATGTAATGAATTACTAGGAATACCTTCGTATCTTCCTAAAGCTTCTAGAGCGGTAGAACCATGTATACCAAAGTCTCCTACCTTATATGGACCACCAAGGTTAGTTTTTTTGTTAAATACATTGTAAATGTGATCAGCTAGTCCAAGCGTGTCAATCATTCCAGCAGGAGAATATTCTGCTAGTCCAGCTTCTTTAAGAGTTCTATTTAGGACTTCTAAATCGTAATCAGCAACGTTGTGACCAGCTAAAACTGCGTCTGGTCCTAGAAATTCTAAAGCCTTAGCAATAACTTCACTCTTGGTTGGGAGACTTGCAATCCACTCAGGAGTTACTCGATTGCCTTTGTCATCCTTTATATTTGCCATAGACCATGAACTTAAAGGAGATCCAGGATTCATGTAGCTTATAAACTTATCAACGATTTCTCCGTTTACAACTTTATATATAGCAATCTGAATTGGATCGTTTTTAACATGAGGCTGTAAAGGGTCAAAGATACCGGTAGTTTCAAAATCAATAAAGTGTAGAACTTTATCTCTCAAAGCTTCAGTTACATCATCCCAGTTCTTTGCTCCAGCCATCCAGTCGCGAACAACGCCCCAGAAAGCCTTAGGTTTAACTCTTGCAGGAGGTCTAGGCTTATTTGGGTGGTTAGAGTAGTCAATGATTCCAGGAACTGGATCGGTGTCAACTGGGATCTCTGGAGATTCAACAGGATTTGGCTCAAATACCTCTGCTGATGTGCTGTGGTCTACTTCATCTTCTAGAGATGGGTCGTAATCATTTTCGAATGGACTATTGTGGTATCCATCTCTACCCATAACAGAGCCGACTTCAGCTGCAAGTTTTTCAAGAGTCTCTACGGTCTTAGGCTTTTTATTCTTAAGACGTCCGTAGGTGTGAGCATTATCTGAGTCAGTTAGACCCTTCTTAATAGTCTCTAGACGTTCCATAACCTTAGCAGGTTTGATTACGTACTTTCTACGTAGGTCAAGCATACGCTTAAGATCCCTGATGTCGTCGACTGCTCCGTCGATGATTCTTCTACCATCGGCATTTACAAGATCTCTGTGATTAGCAACAAAAGCTGCTAAACGAGTCAGAGCGTAGCGAGATCTACGAGCAGCATTCTTACGAGCTTGTCTATTAACATATTGCTTTACTTCTTCTTGATCTTTTTCTTCAGCAAGAATCTCTTTACGAGCTTCATCGGTTGGCTTGTAGTCTTCCCAGCCTTCAGGGGCATTAGGTCTGCCAATAAGATCCATCAGGTTTAGGTCATTAATAGACGCTCCGCCTTCAATGGCTTTCTTTATTAGAATACTGTCGTGAGCATCTTCACGAGCTTTAAGTTCAGAGATGATTTGAGTACTTACCTCGTATACGTTCATCCTAGGAACGGCTTTGACAATTGCAGCAATTTCTCTGTCGCTTGCTAATCCCTTGTCAAAGATACGTTCGATGCTGGCAAGCATTCTGTCAGATGCACCGTCAAAATCTCTAGCAACTAGCCCGTACTTGTTCTTAGGCTTGTACTGCTCTTTGAATGGATGCTCCTTGAATGTGTAATACCATTCACGGATCTCGCGAGCATTCATGTCTTTGTAGTTGTCCATAAACTCTTGGACTAAATCTTGAGGAATATCTCTATCCTCTAAGAATCTTTCAATACCAACAAGTTGGCCATCGCTAGGGCCCATAGCTTCTTGAGGAACGTTGCTGCTAAGGTACTTAGGACTTTCAGTAGGCTGATCTGCTAGCCAGTAGTCAGGCTTACCGTTTACAGTGTTCTCGGCTGCTCTAAGTTTTTCTAATTCAGCTATTTCTTCTGGAGTAGGTTCTGGAGCCTGAGGTGGTTTAAAAGGTAGACTATAAGCTTTTTCGTGAAGTTGATCGTACTCTGCCCTGGTTAGGGTGTTGTCATCGATCTTTTTTCTGATCTCTTCTGCTTCTTGTTTACTCCAGTTTTTGTTATCTAAAGCCCAATTTAGGAATGATTTTTGAAGCCATGAAGCCATGCCTTTTTCAGGTGAGGTAAGTTCACGGAAGTTCTTTTCAATATACGCTGCAAGATCATTTACTTCTTTTACAGTGTGCTCTTCAGGATTCTTTCTGATCGCTCTAACTTTATCCCAAAGCTCTGGCTCATCTTGAACGTATCTAGAGTTTAGGATTGCAACTAGACGACGGACCTGACCCTCGTTAGGAATGAAGTCATCATTAACTCTGTTTTGAGAAGGACCTAAATCTGTATTCTTTGCTTCTTTAGAATTTACATATTTTGTTAAAGCTGAGTGCAGTCTAGATACATAGTAGGTGTCATCGTTAAACTTGTTTGGCTCATCTTCGGATGCAACATGCATCTCGTAGTATATTTCTGCAACAGCTTTTCGAGTTTTTTCTGCACTTCTACCGTTAGTAATATCGAAATCTTTAAACTCCGAGTACAAACTGAATCTATGTAGATTATCTGGAAGTTTAAACCAGTCTCTAAGAGCTTGAGTAAGAACCTCATTTTCATCTTCACCAGGATAGATAGGGTGTGTCTTTAGAGGACCCATGCGTTTATCTACAATTTGAACGCTTCTTAGGTTATCTCCAGAATCAACAATTCTGGCAGAAATATCAGATCTTGAACCCTGTCCAGCCCAAAAACCATTGTCATTAAACTTTGGAGTGGTAAAGTCTCCAGGATAAGTGTCCTGTAGGAACTGTGCAATGATTGCATCAGCTTTCTTGATCATGTCAGAACCTGGGCCGAAGTAATCGTACTGGAAACGTTCTGATGGGTCTAGCTTAGAATACATCTCTCTTTGGTAGTCCGGAACGTTGGCAATGTTAGGGTTAAACAGCGGGTCTAAAGCTTCTAGATATTTAATAGCATGGACCTGGTCTTCAACCTGCTCCCAGTTAAAGAATGGAACCTGAGTGTCCATAGTGAAGTCACTATTGCCGTCACGTTCGGTTAGGGTATACACACCGTCAGACATAATTGGTTGGAATGAAACGTCTCCAGTTCTTTGGTCATACACCAAAGCAACGTCTGATTGACCATATCCGTAAGTTACGCGGAATCTGCGATCTTTAGATAAGTATGTGTTGTCTCCAATTTTGTTCCAGCCTTCTGGCATGGAACCATCTGGATCATTTTCGTTTTTGCCAGTAGATTCTGGCTTAGGCTCTTCTTCTGGAGTTTCTCGGTTTTGACTAGGAACAACTGCTTCTACAGCAGGTTTTTCTTCAGGAGTTAGATCCTGGTTATCTTTATCTCCGAAACGATCATCTTCATCTCCAGCAATCTTCTGTACGCCAGCCCAGTCTTGTGCAAAACCAATAGGGCTTTTATTTCCCTTAGCACGCTTTGAACCCCAAACAGTAATAACTGGCTTAGTCATGTCTAGGTTTTCAGTACCATCGGTGCCTACTATTTCTAGGCTATCGCCATACGCTTCTTTAGCTTTTTCTACAAAACTTTCAGTAACTTTATTAGGCTTATTTACCACAGAAGCGGTGTAGCCATCAGCTGAATCGTAGACTGCGTCAGAGTGAAGTTCATTACCGGTAAAAGTTGAACTAGTCGGAGTATACGGACTCTTTACCCAGCCTTCTGGCATATCAGCAACAACAAGATCTTTAATATCAACAATGTCGTTATCATTTGGAACCGCTTTTCCAACTGGAAGATCTTTAACTGCTTCGGCAGGTAGAATAGCTGCAACGGCTTCAAAAGCTGACGCTGGAATTTTGTAAAGTCCATTTTTTAAACCCGGAATATCTGTAATTTCAAAGTCTATGTAGCCACCATTTTCAGAGTAACCTGCAACTTTACCTGTAACGCTTCTAACGTCTCCTTTAGGAAAACGTACGTTTACTTTTCCACCGCCACCCATTTCGATCCATCGACCCTTAGAGTCACGGAGCTGACGCTTGGCACGAAGTGAACGCCAGAAGCTCGAGTTCTTACCTTTGAAAACATTCATTGCTGAGTGGTAAGCACTCTTTACTTTACTTAAGAGACCGGCTGTAAGAGGGCTAACAAGTACGTCAATTGGCAGACTTCCAGCTGGAAGAGCTAGTAGACGTGTGTATGCGTGTTGAAATTGTACGTCCATTGGGTGGGCACCGTAAACAGATGCAACTAGTGAACGAACTTCTTCATCTTCAATACGTGGATCTGCTGAGTACCAAGCACCACGTCGAGTACGAAACGTAATTGGATCAAGTGACAACTCAGCTGTAGAACTTGGGTGGTATTCAGGTAGTAGATCGGTGTTACGGTCTTGACCGTTAGGACGTGGGCCTTCTGTAGCCAAACTAAGGAAATGCGAAAGCTCACGAAGAACGTTGAAGTAACGTACGTCGGTAGTAAGATTTTCTGCTGCAGAAGCAGTGAGTGATCTCAATGCAACAGTTTCTAATTGCTGTTCGGTGACTCTACGAATCTCTTCAACTCGAGC